CTTCGCTGTCTCGGTACCGTTGCCCCACACTCCGTCGTAGTTCGCCACGTTGCCCTCGTTCATGAAGCCGCAGGCTGCGAGCAAGTGCTGCATGATCTTGACGTTGAAGCCCGAGTTGCCCTTCTTGAGGACGGGCATCGCCCCGCACAGCGCCGCCCAGGATCCCTTGCCGCAGTCGGTCGGGGGGCTGGGCGTGAGGCCGTGGTCGTTGTCGAAGCGGCGCTTGGCTTCGTCGGTGCCGTTCCCCCACACGCCGTCGTAGTTGGCGGTGTTCGCCTCGTTCAGATAGCCGTGCGCCGCGAGCAAGTGCTGCATCCGCTTGACCATCCAGAAGTCGGTCGAGCCTTTCTTGATCGCTGGCAGTGTGCTCGTGAGACTGGCAGGCCACCCGACTGCTGGCTTGGGCGGCACGACCACGGGCGGCGGCTCAACGACAGGTGGCGGCTCAACCGGGGGCGTGACGGGAGCATTCGCCACCTCGGCGCGGAACAGGTTCATGTCCCACGTGCCGGAGCGGTTGATGCTTCCGAAGCGCGACGGACCCGCTGTGTCGATCTTGCGGGCCGGGGTCCACTCATGGTGGGAGATCACGTCGGTGCCGGTGTTGAACCCGTAGAAGGAACAGAGCGCCCGCACCAAGGCGACGTAACGGTTCTGCTGGACGTCCGGCCAGGGCTCACCGATCCCAGTGTTGAGCGCTTCGATGCCGATCAGGTAGCGGTTGCCCTGGTCGAGCGGGACGGTGCCCTTGCTCATCCTGCGGGGACCGCCCCTGCCAGCGTGGTTGCTGGCCCCGGCGACACCGACGCAGATCTCCCCGCCGCGACCAAGGTTGATGTTGGCGACCGGGCGCTCCGGGTGCGTCGCCCACGCCATCCGGCAGTACGCCTCGAACGAGAGCGTCTCGCGCGTCGCCGTGTGGTGGCAGACGATGCCGTAGAGGTTGTCGAAGCCACCAGAAGCGCGCGAACGCGTCTGCCAGCCGGGGTAGTACGTGACGTCAGGCAGGCCAGCGAGCGCCTGCGGCAGGTCGTGGATCCACTTACTCCCCAACGGAATCATCCCCTTCGAGATTGCTGGCCCACTCGGCGGCGGCGACCAGTTGTTCGTCCGGGTCCTCGATCGCGTTGATCTCGTCGACCTGCTGCTGCACGGTCTCGACCTTGTCCCAGTTGATGTCCCCGTCGTCGGGATCGAACACGTCGTCGGCGTCGATGTCGCCGATCTCGTCCTCTCCGGTGCTCATTGTGGCCCCTCTCTGGGTGCTCGCAAGGTTCTCTGTGTGCCCCTAGGAGGATTCGAGCCCTCCTGGGACTGGGTTGTCGGCCACGCGGCTCTGAGCGGCACACAGCCACTCATGCGTGGCTGTCAGGGCAGCGTGGACATCTCCGGAGACACCCCTGTAGGGCTCTCTGGGACTCGATCGGGTTCCGGGACGCCATCGACCACCTGGGCATGCGCGATGGCGCTCCAGGAGGCCACCTGCGCCCGTAGCGCAGCGTTCTCCAGGGCCAGTTCTCCGACCTTGGCGACCAATGCGTCGATCACCAACGTCGCATCAACGGCAGCACCAGAAATGGTTACGAAGGGACCCATCAGGTCGTTCCGTCACCATTATTGGTACTCGGCACATCTTGAGGAATGCCCGTGAATATTTCGTCCGGCTGAACAGAAGTACTTGTGTCGTCGCAGCCGCACTCGGCCAGCTTGCTGTCGAGAACGGTGATCCGGGTGCGGAGCACCTCCACCTCGCTCTCGGCCAGGGCGACCCGAAGCGACAGCAGCATGCACTTCTCGGCCAGGAAGTCGGCGGGGTTCACCCCGTGGGCGTCGGCCAGGGCGACGAGCCCGCCGACGAACTCGCGGGCGAGCCACTGCTCGGCGCCAGCATGGACCGCCTCCGCCATCACGTCCTGAGCTTGGACGGTCAGGGGCGGCATCTGCGGGTGGTCGTGGCCGTGGTCGTGATCATGGGGTCCCTGGTGGGGCATCTGGTTGGTCATCGCGATCGATCCTAACTTGAAGTCACAAGACGAGGAAGCTCACAGCGATGGACGCCGCACCAAAGGTGGCGTTCGCCGTGTGACCCTGCATCGAGATCGCCCCGGTACCGGAGCTGATGTCGATGTAGGTGGCTGGCTCGGTGTCGACCCGGATCGGAATCTGAATACTTGTGAGAGGTCTGATTCCGACCGGCAACGTCGCGAAATGGGGGTTAGTGGCGGCGGGCGAGCCGTTACCTCTAATCGTCCCCTGGAGGTAGACGACGTATCTGATCTTGCAGTACTTGAGATCGCTGTAGCCGCCGGAGCCGTAGTTGATCCAGTTGTTGATAAGTGTCACCGCCGTCCAAGTGGGGACGGCTTCCAAGACATCCAGGCGGCCATCCAGGGCGATGTCGGCCGCCTCCAGGGTGTCAAGGCGACCGTCGAGGGCGATGTCGGCAGCTTCCAGGGTGTCCAGGCGGCCGTCCAGGGCGACGTCGGCCGCCAACAGGTCGTCCCCGTCGATGACTTCGACCCAAGTCGAGTTCGCTGCGAATCTGCTGATTCTTGATGCCATGTCTTACTTCCAGATCTTGCGCGTGTGGATCATGGAGATGTTCCCCTGTGACCGACCGAATCGCTTGGCGATCGATTTCTGCAACTCACCCGTCGCCGCCGCCGCTCGGATCTCGGCCACCTCCGCCTCCGTCAAGGTTGCTCTTCCGTTCGCCTCGCCTCGGTTGACCGAAGCTGTGCCGTCCCGCTTCCGGTCGTTCTGGTTCCGCTTGGCATCCCCCCAGTAGAGGTGGCGGTAGTTCATGCAGGCTCGGTTGTGGCATTCACCGTGCAACGCCCACGCACCGAAGAATGGACGCGGCACGCGTAGTTCAAGAGCCATGACATGAACGCGTCCAAGCTTCCCGGTGTTGTAGTTCTTCACCATGCCGTAGCCGTTCTTCCAGCGAGCACCCTCCCACACCACACACTCATCAGTCTCGATGGCAGCCAACCGCTCAAAGTCTTCTACCGCTGGTCGAGTCATACCGAGAGAACCTAGCATTATTTCTAACACTCAACCATAGTGGTAGATCTCGATGTTGCCGTTCTCTTCCGTCCCGGCGGGGTGGAGGCAGTAGTAAGGCTTGCCGCCGTTGGCGAAGGCGACCCCGCGGTAGGTCCCGGCCATCAGTTGCAGAGCGTTGGCGATCGGGAAGTTCATCCACTTCTTCTCGTAGTGGTTGATGGTGCCGATGGGAGGGCCGCCGATCCAGGTGTAAGACGGCGTACCAACGTTGTTGCCGTCGGCGGGCTTGGTCACGATGCTGTGTACGTACATATCGACGGCATCCTGCACCGCGTTGCCGCATCCGTAGCGGGCGAGATGGATCCTTGACAGCGTGATCGTTCGGCCCGTCTGCCACCAGTCGGAGAAGGCCGTGCCGTAGAACAAGAATCCAACGGAGTTCCAACTGGGAGTGTCGAAGTATCCGACGTACAGCCGACCGTTGCCGATCGGGTTCCACGCGCCGCCGTTCGTCGGTCGCCAGGAGCTTCCGGCGTGCGGAGTGAAGAGAGTGGGACTCGGCACCAAGTTGTACGTCTTGACATCGCCCCAGGTGACGTTCCCGGCCGCATCCCACTGGTGGACGACCGTCTGGATCGAGTTGCCCGCACCGTAAGTTCCGAGATCGACCCAATGGCCCGACGTCGCCGGGAGAGCCCCGGTGTACTTCGTAACCCATCCGGCACCGTTGACGTTCACGTACGCCTTGGTATCTGCCGTGGCCTCCGCCTGAGTCCACCTGACGTACATGTGGCCGTAGTCGCCTTCGGGCTGGAAGGAGTCGATCGTCAGGGCTGCCGGTCCCGTGGTGTCCGGGTTGACGCTGGTGGTCACGTTGGGAGTAAGCGTCGTGGTCGTGGACACCGCCCCGGCGTTGTCCACGGAGCGGACACCCAGGGAGTAGCTGGTCGAAGGGGTGAGGCCGGTGTGGTTGTAGCTGGTCGTGTAGACGTCGGCGATGAAGGCGCCACCCCGGAAGACCTGATAGCGGTTGAAGTCCGTGATGCCGGACACGGCGGTCCAGGACGTGTTGATCGAGTTGTGGGTCTTGCTCGGACTCGTCAGCCCGGTGGGGGCTGGCGGAAGACCATTCGACGTGGTCGGCGTCACTACGGTGGTGGTGGAGTACAGGTCCGTGCTGTCGCGGGAGCGGACACCCAGGGTGTAGGTGGTGTTCTCCGTGAGTCCGGTGTGGTCCCAGAACAGGGCCGCCGTGCCCCCCTGGCTGACCCCATTGCGGAACACTTCATACGGGAGCGTGGCATGCAGCGGGTCGTTGGCTGGTGGAGTGACAGCCGCCCAGGTCAACCGGATGCCAGTAGCGGACACGTTCGTCGTGCCAAGTCCGCCCGGAGCAGTGGGAGGGGCATTGGTCGTAGCCGCCGAGATGGAACCCCACGCGCCGACGCTGGTCGCGTTGACCGCCCGCACCCTGTAGAAGTACGTGGTGCGCTCGGCCCTGCCCGTGTCGGTGAAGGTCGTGGCGTAGGGGGCGATCGAGTCGGAGAAGACTTGCGCCCAACCGGTTACGCCGTCCGCCGAACGTTCGACCTGCACGCTGTTCTGGGCCACAGAAGAATCGAACGTAGTCCAAGTGAGCGTGATCGTCGTCGGAGTGGTCGCGCTGACGACCAGGCCCGTCGGAGCGGGCGGCGCCTGGAGGGAGATATCGAAGGTCTGCACCCACAGGTCCCCGATGCGGGGGTTCACCGGAGCGTCATCACCGATGAAGACGCGGGCACTCTGGGCGCCGTCCGTCGCGAGCACTTCGTAATCGGTCGGGTGCGTGTGCCCCGCCTGCGCGAACTCTGCGTGAGCGTGCGTGACCACAGCGAAGGCGGCGTTGCCTTCGGCGTGGGTGACGTACACCGGGTGCGGGTCGGGCTTCTGCTCGTGAGCCAGAACAGCGCCTTGCGGTTCGTAGGGCTGCACGTCTTCGGGGCCGAGGTACAAGCCATCAGCCTCAGCCTGAGTCAGATAGATCGGATGCGGATTGCTCTCCTGGGTGTGGAGGTCGATGAAGCTGGAGATCTCCGCGGCGTGGGTGTGGATGATCGGCGCGTAGAGCGAGTTGGCAGCGACGACCTTGAGGTACCCGGCAGCAGAGTGCGGATCCAGTTTGTCACTCGTGTGAAGCTGGATCTCGGCCTGGACGTACGACTCGGTGGAGAACGGGATGTACTGGAAGGTCACCTGATCGAGGGTCAGGTTGGCGCCCTCTTCGTGACCCGGCGATCCGAACACCGGATCCACGGCGATCACCCAGTCGCCGTTCGCCATCATCACCGCTTCGTCGGTGCTGACGTCGTAGCGGCCGGAGTAGTCGCTGTCGATGAAGCCAAGTTCGCCCGGCGAGGCGACGATCCAGTACATGTTGTGGCGGTAGACGTTCGGGCCTTCCGCCCACAGTGGCCTTGGCATCGTCGTGATCGACATCGTGTTGGAACTGAGCGTCATCGTCGGACCGATCGTGGGGGTGAACGATGTCTGGCCGACCGCCGTCAAGTTCGTGCTCCTGACATCCAGGAGAGCCACGCCGTTCTTGAGGAAGCGAGCCTGGTGCATGAGGCCACCGAAGCTCGTGTTGACCGCCACATCGAGTCCCTGGCCGAAGGTGACGGCGCCGATGATGGTGAGCGTGGAGCCAGTGGTCGCCGCCTGAGTCACGGTGGTGAACGCTGGGGTCGCCGCGTCCAGGGTGACATCATCGCCATAGCGCCAGGCGACCGTGACGGAATCCGACGCCGGGAGCCAACCCAGCTTCAGGTGGAAGAGGCGGCCGACGTTGTTGAAGTACCCGATACTGGCGCTGTTGGCCCCCCACGTACCGGTGGACGTCTGCACCTGAGAGCGAACCTCATAGGTGGAGTTCACGAAGGCGGTGGCCGACGACGCCGTCCACTCGTAGTTGCGCGGATCAGTGAAGGTGGCCGCGCCACCGAAGACATGATCAGAGGCATCGAACTTGACTCGCAGTGCAGCGACCGACCCGTTGGGGTCGTCGTCGGCCACGATGTCGACCCAGTAGATCCGACCATCCCAAGCGGTACCAGCGGATTCGCCGCCCACCCACAGGACCGCGCTCTGGTACAGCGAAGTGGGAGCAAAGGCAATCGACTTCACCGCTGCGGCAACCGCCCAGTTGTCGCCGTCGGGCGAACCCCAGCCGCGAGCCGTGACGGTGGTTCCCGCCAGGTTGATAACGACCGCAACGTAGAAGTCCGTGTCGTTGGCAGTCCCGGAGACGGCGTCCAACTCAAGCGCCGTGAGGACATCCAGGGTGGCGGTCGGCGTTCCGCTGACACCCGTCACCTTCAGGATGAGCTTGCCGTCCTGCATCGCGATCTGGAACCCGGCGAGGCCAGCAGCAGTGCCGTGGCGAATGATCACTCGCTCCGTGACGCTGTTCAGGATCGTCTTGCGGACGCGCATGCGGACCGTGAAGGAAGACGGGAGCGCCAGCGTCGCCGTCGTGGGTGTCGAGACCGCGCTGATGGCGCGGTCGAGGTAGTCGTCGTCCCCGGTGCGCTGCACCTGCAAGTACACACTGTTGTTGGCGTTGTGGAAGATCCAGCGACGGTGGTTGCTCGTCGTCACGTCGGCCTGCGGGATGACCGGCATGTCGAGCGCCACCCGGTAGTCGATGATGTGGTCGCCGGTAGGCGACGTGAACCCCGTCATGCTCTGACTGGCCGTCCGGTCGAACAGCAAGTTGAACTTCTGGCCGCTGTAAGAGGCGGCGTCGTAGAGGCCGACCGCCAACAGGTCGCCCATCAAGGACTCAACGACGTTGGTGGAGGCGTACCCGGCAGGAAGCACACCGCCGAGAAGACCGGCATCCAAGCCAGACCCAGCACCGTCGTTCCCGGCGTGCCAGACGGTCTGACCGGCGATGGTGGAGTTGGCCCCCAGCGTCGCCACGCCAGTGACGCTCAGGGTGGTCAACGTCCCGACGCCCGTGATGCCGGTGTAGGCGCCCGACAGAAGAGTGCCGGGGACAGTGCCCGCGTTGAGATTGCCTGCGTTCCGGAAGAACGCAGCATCCTGGCCGACCAACCCCAGGTGGTTGGCGGTCAGGTTGCTGACCATCGTCGTGGACGTAACCGCCAACGGCGAGGTGCCGGTTGTCTGCCCGAGGGTGACCCGCATGAAGACCGGGGACGAGTTGATCCCGATGCTCTGCGGAAGACTCAGCGTGTGGGTCGCGCCTTCAGTAGCGACCACGGTGTTCGAGATGATCTGGTTGGCCGTGCCGATGATGTGGGCGACGTAGTTGCCCGTCGTGTCGTTGCCAAGGTCGATGGAGTTCGGCTGCAAGGCGACATTGAGCGTCACGTCGCCATCACCCTTGAGAGTGACGGAGCCGGTCATGTCGCCGCCGACCGTCAGCAGACGCCCGGTCGTCCAGGCGGCTGCGGTGCCGGTGGTGTTGGAACCGATGGTGGCCGGGAAGCGACCGACTGGGATGGTTCCCGACAGGAGTTGGGTGGCGTTGAGACTGGTGAGGTTGGTACCGACACCGCTGAAGCTGTTGCCGGTGACGGCGCCGCCGACCGTCAGCGTCGTGCCGACAGCCAGCGTCGAACTGAAGGTCGTGGCTCCGGTGACGGTGCCGCCGGTCAACGGCAGGTAGGCCGTGCCGAGATCGATCGAGACCGGGCGCCACTGACCGTTGACGTTGTTGAAGCCCAGTACCGAGCTTCCCGTCGGCGGGTTGGTCGCCGTATCGACGTCCGACAGGTCATTGATGGCGAGGGAGATGGCCCCGCCACCAGCGTGGGTGTGGCCGGTCTCGGCGTAGCGGGAGTCGTTGCCCGACATGATGGCGTTGCCAAGCACGTCTTCGATGTAGCGGTGACCGAGCATCCCGCCGATGCGGACCGTCTGACCGACCGTGGCCGGTTCGATCGAACCCAGGTTCACGGAGACCGCTTCGGTGTCTCCCATGTAGAGGACGGTGGCCGAGCGGTTCTCCCGGTTGATCGTCTGGACGACGGCGTAGCTGCTCTCGGGACGAAGAGTGTTGATGCGCTTGTCGGCGATGGCGGCGATGACGTCGCGCATTCCGATCGCAGCGTCTTGCGTATCCCAAGAAGTCGTCACGACTCGTCTCCCGTCACGGCGTCAATGATGTCATCAGTTGGCACCAGGGCAAGGATCCCCGCCACCCCGGCAGCCACGCCGGAGAGTCCGGCGAACACCAACGCCAGCATCGAGACGTTGGAGACGAACACCACCGAGTCCAGCCAGTCGTTGACGATCGCCAGCCACCACAGGAAGACGGAGACGACGGTGATCACGATGTTCACAGCAAGGCTCGTGATCGCGATCGGCAGCGCCAGGCGACGGATGGTCTCGATCATGATGTTGGCGCCGTCCCGATGATCGTGACCCGCGACCCGCTCAGGCTCATGGCCTCCAGGCCGAGCGGGATGCCAGCGGAGAGCAGCAAGTAGCGCGACGGGAACTCGTCATCGGGATTGTCGTCATCGAAGCGGATCGTGGTGCCCACTTCGATCCAGGGATAGACGATGGTGCCGACGCTGATCGAGAACTGCTCCAAGGCGTTGATGCCGAGCAGGGCGTTGGCGGTCTCCTGCGCCTGCTCTATCGACGTGATGAAGCTGGACGTGTAGGTCATCGTGCGCCGCCCGATGCGGGAGATCGATGTAGGCGAGTTGGGGATGGTGTTCTCCGCCTCGGCCCGGTAGACGATGGTCCGGTCCGTGCCCTCCCCGATCACCACGATGTGGTTGTAGATCCGCTCATCGCTCGCGGACCGGTCGTAGCTGCCGACGTTGCTCTTGTGACCATCCGCGCCGAGACCTCCCCTGCGGGCGACGAGGTTCAAGTAGATAGGCGACGTGAGCGGGTCGATGAACTTCCGCATGACCAGCCAGCCACGGTGATCGAAGAACAACTCGTAGCCGAAGTCGTTAGCGATCTTCTTGGCTATCTCCCACCGGCTCGATCCCTGCTCAAAGGTGAAGTCCTTTCCGATCTCCTTGCCGGTGGCTGGCACCAGCATGTCGATGATCCCGCTGTTGGCAGCCAGGGCGCGGATCACGACGGCCACCTCGGTGCCCTCGGGGAACGTCACCGCCTCGGTCGTCTTGGACAGCATCATCCGCTTCGTCAGGTCCCTGAACGTCACCTTGAAGTTGGCACTCTCAGAGGACTCCGAGATCTTGTCTGCTACGAAGGATCCGATCTGCCAGACCAGGCTGGCGCCCGCGTAGTTCGGATCCCGATGGTAGGGGCCGAAGGTGATGCCGCGGTAGAACTTGAACACCTTGTCGTACCACAGGCCGCCCGGCCCGATCACGGTGTCCGGCAGCCAGATCTCACAGTCCCCGGAACGGCGCTCGTCGCGGCCGTAGTCGATGTTGACCATGCCGCTGATCAAGGGAGCGTTCTCAAACCACAGGCTGTTGTCAAAGTTGTGGATATCCAGGCGCCGGTACGGGTAGATGACCGAGTCTTCGAAGAACGAAGCCTCGATGTCGGAGGGCGGCCCGTTCTTCTCCACGATGCCGAAGTACGTCGGCGTCGGGGTCAACGGCTGCGACTTGATGTGCTCAGGGACGGTCGGCACGAGGCTGGTGGAGGGCTGGCTGGTCCGGAACACGGTGACCGTCTGGCCGGACGATGACGTGAAGCTCGCCACCGACCCGTCAACGAAGTCCACGGCGGCATTGACGTCTCGCCACATGGAGCCGTTGATCAGCAGCCGCCAACGGCGAATCTTGCCCTTCATGGTCGTGGCGGCGGTCGTTCCGGTGAGGTTCCAGGTGGCGTCCGACACCCGAAGCTGCTTGCCTGCCGCCGTGACGGTCGCCGCCTGCGCCCACCCGGTGTCACTGGTGATGTCCAGGTCCGGCTTGCGCCAGTACATGGTGAGGACATCGGTGGCCGCGTCGAACGCCAGCCGCATGTGGACCCACTGACCGACCTGCGGGAAGCCAGCCGCTTCCAACGTTGCGTAGGTGGGGGGCGCAGCCGTGGACACGGTTGTGGCGTCCGCAGCCGCGAACGCTCCAACCCGAATCGTGGTGGGAGAGAAGCCCATGTAGAAGGGAACGTCCACAATGCGGTGCTCGCCCGTAGCCGGATTCGTCGGACGCTCCGCCTCGATGCGGAGATCGAAGGATGGGTCGGCAGAGATCGTTGAGAGCGGGATGCGGAGGTAGTTGGTGGCCGTGCCGGGGAAGTCGACGTAGCCAGGGACCTCCGGGACCACCTCTTCTCCAGCCACGACGGTGGGCGCCGGGATCCGCGCCCAGTCCACCTCGGCGAAGTCCATGCCGGATGTACCGGTCGCCAAGACTTGATCGCCGGGCATATAGAACGTGCCGTCGAAGATCCCCGGCGTGGTGACCGTCCAGAGATCACCGTTGTCGTAGGTGTCGCTGGCGTTCATGAACATCGTCTTGATCAGCGTGCGGTCAGCGTCCGAGATCGCCGTCCGGAAGATCGCCCCGGAGTAGAAGTCGAAGTTGGCGTACTGGGTGTTCTCGTTTGAACTGCCGATCCGGATGTCAGTAAAGCGCTGGCTGGAACCCTGCAAGGGGTTGAGCGCCACCGTCGTCTCGCCGCCGCTGTTCGTCCAGATCTTGAGCAGGCTGGCCTGCCGGTCGGTCCGCAGGCACACGCAGTCCGGACCGTTCGTGATGGCCGTCTCGGCCACCGTGGTCTCCGTGCCCACCCCAGCGAGCGCCACGCGGCCGGTGATGGCCGCGCCGCTGGTTGCCGTGGCGTGGATCGCCTGACCACCCATCAGGCTGGCTGGCTGCGAGTCAAAGAACCGAGCACCGGAGGGCTGCGTCGCCTCGAAAAGCCCGCAGAGCATCACGGTGCCCGACTCTTCCGGCCCGAAGCTAGCGGCCCCGCCGATCGGTCGCTTGAGGATCGAACCGGTCACCGTGGCTGTCTGTCCGGCCGGGACCGCCACCGGGAGAGTCGTCGCTGCCTCGTCCACGATGACGTCGGCATCGATCCGGAAGACCTCGCTGGTCAAGCCGATGTTGGCTCCGTTGATCGAGCCGCGCAGGATGGCGGTCTTGACCCGGCCGTACAGGCGGTCCTGGTTGGAGTCGCGGGAGCCGAGCCGGATCGGTGTGCCGGGGCTGGCAAAGAACGAAGTGGTTACCGATGGGTTGGTGTGCGCCGAGAGCAGCGTCATCGACGTCGGCTCAGACGCTTGCGTTGACGTGAAGAACCGGACGACGTTGCCACCGATTCCGTCGTTCACATCGTGGGTCACGCCCACCCACAGGTCGCCGGATGCAGCCGGTACCACTTGCGACGACGACGTCACCTGGAACTCGATGGCGCCGTCACTGCTCCAGTCATAGACCAAGCGCCCCTGGCCGTTGAGCCGGAACAGGACGACCTTGTTGGCGCCAGGGAGCCACCGCGAGAAGAGCGTCTGCGTGGATCCCGGCGTCCAGGATCCAGCCGCCAGCCGGACCATCAGGGTCAGGTCTCCCGCCAGGTTGTAGTTGGCGTGATGGGGGATGCTGATCAGGTGGGTGTCGGAGGCGCGGAAGTCGAAGTACCCCTCGGTGTAGGGGGCGGCGCCGATCGAGATCGAATCGTTGACCCCGTCGAGCAGGACGGCGCAACGCTCCCCGGCAGAGTCAGCATCGAAGAACGCCGGGGTGCCGAGCGTGACGCCCTGGTGCGAGTTCTTGCCAGCAGACAGGTTGGGCAGTTCGATGCCGAGCAACGCTCCGGCGTCCGACCACCAGGCCACGTCGGAGCCGTCGAGCCGCCGCATTCCGTTCCCCTTGGGGTACGTGTGCCAACGGTACTGACTGTGGGCAGCAGCGTCGAAGGTTCCGCGATTCGGCATTACTTGTCAGCCCTGACAACGGTGGTGGAACTGAAGACCTCTACGTACGGAATCGTCACCTCACCGAACTCGCGCCTCCCGACGCCAGCCATCCGGCTGAAGGCGATGTTCCCGATGCTGACCTCCCAGATGTGGCCGAACGGGACTCGCAGGAAGGCGTTCACCCTCCCAGCCTTGAAGGCAAGGATCTCTTGGAGTTCAAGCGACGAACCGCGTGAATCCATGTCGCGCAGGTGGCACGTCAAGGAGCCGCTGTAGCCCCAGCGGGTGCCGATCTCCTGGCGGCGACCGCGACCGATGATCAGGTCTTCGAACTCTTCGTACTCTTCGGTGAACGAGTCGGAGACGACCGTACTGAGTGTCAGGTTGAAGGTCGGGTCGGTGCCGTGGATCAGCCAATACTTGGTGCTCTGTGGCGTGACCGTCACGATCTTGATGGGACTCTCCGACAACTCGTTGAAGTATCGGAAGGCCACCTGACTGACCCCATACTCGTAGGTGTAGCCGGACATGAACAAGTAGTCCAACACCTCGCCCCGGCCCGCCTTGACCGTACTCGTCCCCGTCTGCTCCCAGTTGGAGGTGCCAGCAAGCCGTCGGTAAGTTCTCCACTCCTTGAAGGTGGGGTCGGTCAGGGCAGCGTTCCACGTCAACTGCACGGCACCGATCGCTGGGTCGTCCACCACGGAGACGTCAGCGATGACGTCCAGAGGTTCGCTGGGGGCGGGCCACGCCGCAGTGAACCTGATCGGTCCGCTGGAACCCTCGAAGGTACTCGTGTCCCTGACGTTGACGACCACCTCGTACATCGAGCCCAGGTGGACGATGGCCGGGATCTGATACGTGCTTGCGGTGCCAGCCAGCCACCCGGAGTCGAAGAGAAAGGGTCCACCGATCGAGTCGTGGGGTCCACCGATCGATGCGTAGGGTCCACCGAACGAGGTGTCGCCAACGTCGTAAGTGGTGATGTTGCCAGGCAACTCCGTGACCGTGATGCGGTAGTGGGTCTGCCCCGACTGGTCGAGTGAGTCTGCAAGCACCTCGGTGTAGCTGGCGTTACCTGATGCCAGCAGGGCGTAGGTGGCGAAGTCGGCAGCGACAGAGGCGTAGGTGGCCTGCGGAGCATTGCTTGTGGAGAAGGCCCACTGAATCGTCGGCGCCGGGTTGTTGACGACACCGTTGTTGTCGGGCGACAGGACGAGAGCGGTCGGATGGATGCCCATCTGGAACAAGGTCTGATCGCTCCACGGGGAGTCGATGTCGTAGAAGTCCCAGACCCGCACTTGCCAATAGAAGTACCCGGTGCTGTTGGCAGGAGCGATTGCCTGCGTGCGCTGCTCGATGGTCGAGACCACCTTGCCGGTATCGAACAGGAGCGCGTCGTTGCCCGCGTGATACGCCCGAACCTGATACGCCGTCTGCACATCGGACACATCCATGTCCGAGAAGGCCCAGGTGAACTTCAGGTTGCCGTCCCCGTAGGACACCATGGACCCATGCGAGGGACTCATGTCGCTGACGAATGGCCGGTGATCGACTTCGAAGATGTTGGTGCCGGTCCAGCCCGACACGTTCCCGGCACCGTCCGTCGACCTGGCCCGGATGTACCAGACGTTGGCGTTGAGCCGGGTTGCCACCGGCTGCTTGGCGACCTGGCCCGACGCGTAACGGATGGCGGTCGTCACTGACTGAAGGTTGGTCGTGAACGCAGCGTCGGTTGCAAGGTTCCAGGTGACAGCGATGCCCGTCTCCTGCACCCCAGCCGCGTACTCCACGTACGCCTGAAGCTCCGGGTAGTCGGTGAGAACCAAGCCCTGGTGCGGCGGCTGCACGTTGGAGGGAATAGCGGTCATCAGTTCGCCAGTGCCTTCAGGTTGTCGATGAAGTCCTTGGCGTCAGTGCCGTTCTTGACGTTCGGGAACTCCAGGTTGCCGTTGATGATGATGGCCGTCCCGCCCATCGCATTGTCGTCCACCGGGAGGATCTGCACCTGCTCGCCGGAGCGCCCCTCAGAGACGTTGAGGTTGACGCCACCGGGGATGTTCGGGATGTGGAAGCGACCACCGGTTGCCATCGAGGCGTGGATGTGGGTGGTGTGAGCATTGGCGATAGCGGGCGTGAAGACGTGGTCCTTGCCCCGGTAGACGTTGCGCGCGTCCGGACCCTTCCAGATCAACTCGTGCATGTACGGAGCGAAGGCGTCGTAGAGAGCGTGGTCGATCCTCTGGAGTTGCATCTGTGAGCCGCCGAGGTCGATGGCCCGGTCGTAGTTGTGCATCGACGGATTGCCGCCAGCCGTAGGACGTGAAGCGTAGGTACCGAGGTTGGTGTAGGGGATTCCCATGCCCTGGAGCAACGTCGTGAAGGCTTTCCAAGATCCAGGACCGTGGGTGATCGGGATCCCCGCCGCCGTGGCGCCCGAGCCGGTGGGGCCAGTAGCGCCGGGAATCGCGGACGTTGGTCCCGACGGGTAATTGGGCGCCAAGGCGTCCCATTCCTGATCGCGGCCATTCACCCAGTTGTCCACGGCTCGAAGCATTCCACTGCCAGCATCCTTGAAGAACTTGTTCGGGATCGCATCGACCGCCGTCTGGGCAATCAACTTGCCCGGCACCCATAGTGCCTTGATCGCACCCTTGGCGATCCATTCCCCGGCAGCGGAGAGCTTCTTCATGATGCTGTCCATCCAGCCTCCGCCACCACCCCACGACCCGGAGCTTCCGCCGCCGCCGCCGGAGCCGACACTGCCTGGGGGCGGAGCCGGGGGGGACCAGTTAGTGACGCCCTCATACAGGGTCTCCGGCACCGTGCCGCCCTCTCGCATCAGGCGAGTCCCGGCCTGCTGCCAGTAGCTCAACGCCCGGCTGCGGTACTGCGGATCGGTCGGGATCACGTACTCGGGGTAGATCTTGGAGCCCTCGCCGACGATCGCCCGTGGAGCGTTGTAGGCGCCGCCGTAGCGGTTGGTCGGCGGGATGCCACCAGCGGCCATGTACTGGGCGCCACCGCCGCCCCCGGCACCACCTGGCTGAGCCGGAGCAGTGAGACCGATGCGAGGCAGCGTGACCGGGGGCATTGGCGACACTTCGTAGTCGATGCTCAGGAAGGCGGCCACCCTGTTGACCGCCCCGGCGATCTTGTTGAAGGCTTCGATGAAGAAGTTGACGCCACCCTCGATGACTCCGGCCACGGCATTCCAGACCCAAGCGATGGACTGGTAGATCCCATTCATGATGGGCCTGATGATGCTGTCCCGCAGGAACTCGAAGGCTGGCTGGATCACCGTCTCGAACGCGATCTTGAATGCCTCCCAGATCGGAGCGAACGCGGTGTCCCAGACCAACTGCATCGCGGCAGCGATCCCACCCCAGATGCGATCGATCTGAGTCCACATCCACTCGAAGGCAGGAACCACCACGGTCTCGATAATTGTCCTGACCGTATTGAAGACCGGCTCGATGACCGTCCGCCAGATCGACTCGATGACCGTGCCCAACAGACCGAAGACCTCGCCAGCCCGCTGCCACAGCCACTCGAACACCGGGATCACGACGTTGGTGATGACGCCCCAGATTAGAGCGAAGATCTCGTCGAAGTGACCCCACAGCCACTGGAGAGCGAGGACTGCGAGCTTGAATGCGATCTGGGCGCTGACCCAGAACAGTTCGAAGATCGGGACGACATAGTTGTTGATCTGCTCCCAGATCCAACTGAAGATCGGCTCGATGATCCCCCACGCCCACTGGAAGGCAGCAACGATCATGTTCCAGGCAGTGATGATCGGCGGGGCCAAGAGGTTGTAGACCCTCACTCCGAAATCGATGACCGGCTGGAGCATGTTCTCGAAGACCCAGTTCCAGACTCCGACGACGACATCCCAACCGTCCTGGATCGCCTGCCAGATCGGCTGGATGATGTGGTCGTTGATCCAGCCAGCAATGACCGGCACGAACTCCGTAAGAACCTTGTAGACCCCGTAGTAGAAGAAAACGATAGAACCACCGACGAAGTAGAAGGCGGCCGTGAGAACCATCCACAGGTGATCCTTGATCCACTGGCCGATCCCGGTGAGCCAGGTCTCGACCTTCTTCCACGCCTCCTTGATCGGCCCCAGGAAGTCAAGATTCTTGAGGTCATCGAGTTGATCCTGAATGGTCCCGAGAAGATCCATGTCGCCCATGCCCCGGAGCATCTCGTCGATCTCGGCCTGCAAGTCCTCATTGAACTTCTCGATGTCGGCCAGACCGCCCTCGCGACCGAGCGGAGCATTGCCCCCCTGGTCTTCGAAGTCCAAGCCCTCGGCCGCGCTGAACAGTTCCTCGATCCGTGACGCCTCGTCGGCGACAGTCTTCATGGCGTCACCAAAGCCGCCGAGTGCCGACTCCATGTCCTGGATGAGATTCTTGATATCGGAGTAGGCGTCGTTGAGGGCGTCGAGCTTCTCCTTCTCCACGTCAAGCTTCTCGGCGATCAGATCGCGAGCACCATTCGCCGCCTCGATGGCCTCCTTCTCTCGCTCAATCTGGTCGCCGAGAGCTTCGTACTCAGGCGTGAGTTCAGCAACGATCGCTTGCTGCTCAAGGATCTGCCGGACGATCTCATCGAACGGCATCTCAGTGACCTGATTGGTGATCTGATCGATCTGTCGCTGCAAGGGATCGAAGTTGATCGCCCTCGTCAAGTCGAGGAACCGCTGCTCCAGATCCAAGGCGTCCAGTTGGGCTTCGATGTCGCGGATCGTCTGCTCGACCTCGCCCATCTCTTGGCGCTGGCCCTCGATGGCGGCGATCTGCTGGTCGTACCAACCGAGGACGTCGGAACCCGCCCCGGCGTTCCGCAGATCCTCCTGGGTGCCCCGCAGCGTCTCGATCTCACCCGCCATCGCGGCGTACTTGTCCCTGATGCTGTCGATCGAGACGCCCTGCCGCTCGAACTCCAGAAGCTCCATGTTGAGCAAGTTCTGAGCGTGCTGGTTGGCGAAGATCTGATCCTCCAGCGCACCCATCCCCTCGATGGGAGTGTCTGCCAACTCGGAGATCCGATTGTTAGCGGCGGCGATCTGATCACCGATGGCCTCGTACTGGTCTTCGAGAGTCTTGAGGCTCTTCTCCATCTGCTCAATCTGGAGATCGGCAGCCTTCAGCGCCGCAGTCCACTGCTCGACCACTGCCTCCTGGGCGCGGATCTCAGCTTCCAGGTTCGGAAGCTGGCGCTCCAGCGCAAGAATGTTATCGACCACGGAGTTGGCGGTGGAAGTCTGGGCGGGCGACGCCCCCTCAATGTTCGCCTTCTTGCGAAGCTCGATCTCCCGAGCAGACTGACCGGTTGGAGATGTCGACGTCGAGAAGGCTTCCAAGGCGGCGGCGGCCGAGCGAATCATCAGGGGGACGGCGCGGAGGCGACTGTATTGATCCAGAATGGTCGAGACGCCGTTCTTCACGTTGTCGACCAGGGAGGGCGAGTGACGAGCGAAGGGGTTCAGGTAGCTGAGAGCCTCCACGATCCCCGTCATCACCTGACCGATGGTTCGCAGGACGGCCATCAGGGCGTTGCCGATCGCCTGGGGCAGCGCCCAGAACGCCCTAGCGATCGACTTGATGATCTCCCAAACCCTGTCTTCGAGATCCGTGTTGAGGATGAGCACGACCGTCGCTGCGATCAGAGCAATGGCGCCGATGATCGCCCACCCGATCGGGCCGATGGCCGCCAGGAAGCTGACCATCGCCGTCGCCGCCGTGCGAACGAGAGCCATCGACAGAAGGCCAAGAGTCCTGACCAGGATGACCATCACCTTCACGAACGTCAAGGCGAACTTGCCGGTGAGGGTGCCGAGGATCTTCATGAGAGGCCAGAGAGCCTTGCTGGTGAACCACCCGATGGCCTTCCCGGCGCCCTTGAAGGCGGAACCGAAGGTTCCAAGCAACTGCATGGTCGAGCCGAGCAGCGACATGATCGGCCCAAGCACAGCGATCATCGCCAGGCCAATCAGGATGAACTTCTGAATCTCCGGGTCGAGGTTCTGGAACGCCACAGCAAGTTGCATGATGAGTTGAACGATCGACATGATCGCTGGCATCATCGGCAGGAAGGCATCCGCCATCGCGTTGCGCGCGGCGTTGACCATGATGTCCCACTGCTTGGGGCTCGACTCCAGAACCGCCTTAAGCTCACGGTTCCGAATATCCAAGGCCTTGGTGGCATCGCTCGTAACGTCAAGCGCCTTGGCGTAGTAGCCAGTACCGGACGCGACGTCCCGCATCAACACATCGAAGCGCGAGACCTGCCACTTGGTTGAGATGAACTGGCTGACGACAGCCTGCTGGGCGTCGGACAGACCGACGAATGTACCGGCCAACGTCTCCAGCTTCTTTGTCACTGGTGCGCCCATCCACTCCGGATCAGTCACCGTGATGCCCATCAAACCCAGAGCCTCCTGCGCTGCGGCCGTGGGACTCATGAGGCTGGAAATGATCGATCGCAGCGCAGTGCCCGCCTGGGCGGCATCGCCAGTCGCCGGGACGAGAGCAGCCGCCATGGCGCCCAACTCGCGAAGGCTCGCCCCGGACGTCCGGGCCGTACCACCGGCACGCTGGATGACGTCGATCAAGCCCGCCGTGGAGATGCCGGTGGCGTTCTCGATCGCGTTCAGGTACGCAAGCTGAGTCGTGAGTTCGCTGGTGCCCTCAGCGTTCTTCTCGGTAGAGAATCGCCACTGCGCCTGGATGGCGATCAGTCCCTCGGTGGCCGCCGCTGCATCCATGTCGCCCAGGATCATGGTCTCCAAGGTCGCCCGCGTAGCGTTCGCCAGGCCCACTCCAGCCGCACCTGCCGCCGCCCACTGCGCGGCGATGTCGATGACCTCAACCTTGTGGACGCCGAACCGCGTGCTCAAGAGATCGAAGCTCGTAGCGAGAGCGTCGATCTCCTGCTTCAGTACGGTCTGATCCTCGGTGATGTCGCCATACACCTTCGACAGACCGGTCATCGACCGCGTCACGTCCTGGTTGAACTTGAACAACGCCGTCCCGGCGGCAGCCAGGGGGAGCGTGAAGTTGTAGGTCAACTGGCGACCGACCCAGTTGATGTTCTTGCCCGCGTTGACTAGCTTGGATTTGGACAAGTTTTCAGCGAAGCCAAGTGGAGACAGACCTCCCACTCCAGCCTTCGCCTGAGACTTGGCATTTGCCTTCTGTTGCCGCAGCATGGTGGCGCCATTGGCCCTCTGCTGTGCGGCCATCTTCGCCAAATGGTTCCGGTACTTCTGCTGCTGCTGGATCCACGCTCGTTGTAGAACCTGCTGCTGCTGTCTCTGCGCCTGCACCATGATGCGGTGCGCCTGCGTTGCCGCCTGCTTGGTGGCGCGAGCCTGAGCCCGCTGAGACGTCACCATCATCTTGTGCGACTGTGTTGCCGCCTGCTTGGTAACTCTGGCCTGGGCGGCGGCGGCCTGCTTCGCTGCGTTCGCCGCCTGGGTCGCCTGCTTCTTGGCGATGGCGGGCGACCACGGGCTGGAAGCCGGTGAGAGGGACGGCTTCTTGCCGACCATCTTCTGGACGTCCTGGAGTTCCTTGGCGACAGCCCGCAACTGCTGCTGCGCCTGCCTCCCGTTGACCCTGATGGTAATACTTAGATTGCTGTCCATAAGTCATCACCACCTGTCCACTACCTGCGGCGTCCTGCTCGTCGTCCACCCGATGAACCGCTCTTGCGCTTCATCTCGGCTTCTTGCTTCTTCTGCCTGGCCCGTTCGATCTTGACTTCTATCTGGGCAATGGTGACCAGATCATCCAAGAACTTCGGGTGTTGGTGGTAGAGCCCCCCATCAGCGGGGAGGTGCGTCCACTTCAACATCTTGCAGATTGTGTAGAGCCTCAGGGACTCGTGCAGTTGGCCCTCAATGGGCTTCTCTGAGAAGAAGGCGTTGGCTTGAGTCTCTAGGACTCTTTTCCCTCTTCCTCTGCCCGCTTCTTCTCGATCTGCTCATCCAGTTCCTCGCGCTGCTGGAGCAGGTCGTCCAGGGTGACGTCGGCCATCAGCCACGGGTTCTGTGCCCTGACAGCCTTGTCGATGACGTCGATGACCTTCGGGTTGCCCGTGGTCAGGAACTCGTTCAGCTTGCCCTCGTTGAACACGAGGGGCTGGAGCGAGCCATCGGTCTTGTTCTTGCGGACAAGGTTCCACGCGACGATCGCCTCGGCCAGAAGAATCCGGCGCTCGTCGCCGTTCGCCAACTGCATGATCGCGTCGCCGGTCTGCTTGGCGATCTTGACTTCGCGGTTGACTCGGTTCAGGTAGCGCCGCCGCCCGCCCTCGTTGAGAGCCTGGATCGTCACGTACGACTTGCCGTCCGGAAGGAAGACGTTCTCTGTCTCTTCGAAGCCGAAGTAGTCGACCTGCACGGTCTCGTTGGCGGCGACGCCAGCGTCACGCATCGCCTGATCCCGACGCGCCATCCGGGCGTCGTACTCTTCCTCGGTCTCGATGACGGTGTCCGTGTCACTCATGGGAAGACCTCCTGGGTCTTTGGGGTGTTGGGTTGTGAGATTAGACGCGCTTGGCGAAGAAGATAATCGCCAAGATCACGAGAATCAGAACAAGGATTCCGATCCAGCCCATGATCAGGGCAACGTCGTGTACGAGTTGAGCACCGTAGCCGTGATGATCGGGGTCGCCGTGACCGGCTTGACCGCACGGATCTCGATGTCGTGCTCCAGCACGTCGTCGCCGGAAGGATCGATCGAGAAGGGAGCAATGATCGCGTAGGGGATCGTGATCGTGGAGGCGTACTTGATGCCAGCCGTAGCGCCGGGGACATCCTCGTACGAGGTGATGGAGATCACCACATCGTCCTTGTACGACTGCCCGAGCGGAGCAACGGCGGTCGGGCCGCCCCACATCGCCGTCTTCCAGAGGGTGGCGTCGTTGGGTCGGATCGTCACGCCCATCGTGATCTCACGCCGCTTCTCGACGGCGTCACCGAGCGTCAGCGAGCACAGTCGGTAGTCGTCGTCTTCCAGGTTGTTGTTGATGTCGAGCGAGAACGACTTCGCCGGGAGGTCGACGCCGTTCCAGCGAACGCAGACGTTGGAGCCGACGATGAGCGGGCTGGAGTCCCGGCGCTGAGTGCCGATAGCCGTTGCCGTCGTCACTTCCTGCTTGAGGGCGATCATGCCTGCCGTTGCCATCAGGTACCCGTTGGCGTCGGCCTCCATGTGGAAGGTGTTCACCTTGGCGTCAGTGTACTTGAAGGTTTCGAACCCGTTGGCGATCTTCTCTTCGACGCTGATCCACGGGATGGTGTCAGCCGGGGTCAGGGTGTGGGTGAACCCGGTCGCCGCCGTGCCACTGACAGCGTTCGTCCCGAGCGCCGCCCGGAGGAAGAACGCCAAGGATTCCATGCGGCAGTACATGTCGATCTCGCCCGAGTAGGAGATGGGACCAAGCTGCGCGTCCGGAATGTCGCGGGCGCCGCCGATCTCGGGATCCGGGATCAGGAGTTCACGGTTGCCACCAAGGGCACCGGAACGGAAGTAGACGAAGACGCCCTGGTTCGGCGCGACGGCGCCAGGGCTGAGGTAGGCGCCCTTGGCCGTCTGAGTCTTGAGGCCGAAGTGACCAGCCTGTGCAACGAATCCCATTGGTCAATTCTCCTTCTCAGGACCGCGGCTCGCGGCTGGTCATCGTGGCGTCGTCAGGGACGTCCGGCGGCGGAGCATCCGTCTCCATGGTTCCGACATCTTCGGCCCGCATCCGCACGAGGTTGCCTTGGGCGTCGACCGTCTCGACGTAGGACTCACCCTCAACGACTTCCTCGACGGGGATGCTCTGAAGCTCAACAGCAGCCGGTGCGTCAGGCGCCCCAGCGGCCACCGTTGCCCGGATCTCTTCGAGTTGCTGTTCCAGGTGCCGCTCTTCGTCGGTCAGAGCCTTGAGTCGGACGTTCTTGGACGTCTCGAAGGCCAGAACCGCGGCCTCGGACTTGGCGGACGTGATCTGATCACGCAGAGCGTTGACCCGCTCCTTGGCCTCTGCGATGTCCTGGTCTTGCATCTCGATCTCCCTTACAGAAGTGTGGTCTCGGTGTCGACCTGGACGTCCGTCTCGCACAAGAAGTACATGGCGAGCCGCTGACGGGCAGGCAGCGTCATCTGGCGAGCAACGTGCATTCGCTTGAATCGCTCAGTCGAGCCAAGATATACTTCCTGCATCGCCGCTAAAGCTACACTGAGGGTGGCGTCGCGGTACAGTATTGCCCGGATCTTGCGCTGGTCGTTGGTGAACTGGGTGTACCCGTCGTGGACGTCACCATGGATCGTAAGGTTCTGAACTCTGATCTGGTAGTGGTTGATCGCTGGCTCCCGCTGGCCGATCAACATCGTCTCCACTTCAGGAGTCCAGGACATCGGGAACACAGCGATCGACTTGTCCGAAGATGTCGAATCAAGCGGTTCCGTCTGAACGGTGTACCCGACCATCAGGGCATCCAACGCGTCAGCGATGGCATCGATGAACTGAAGCGGGAACATCAGGTCAGACTCGTCCAGAGGTAGGCGTCGAACATCTCGTTGATCGCGACCTCGTCCTGCTCACCCACGGCGAGGACAGGCCGCGGTGGAGTGGCGCCGCCGAACGGATTGGCCGCTGCCGATTCGCCCTCTTGGGCCGTGCGAATCTTCTTCTCCATGGCTGCGTCGGAATGGTCCGGGATGCGGAGTTGCGCCCCCAGCGACCACGGTTCGACGGCGTGATTGTAAGTCAAGTGGTAGAGCATGTCGCCTGAGCGTTCGTTGGGTGCGTCGCCCGGAGCACCCAACGAACGCTTCAGCCGCTCGGTGTAAGCCGCCAGAGGGGGCCACGGTCCGCCAACCGTCTTGTCGCCACCCCATGCGAAGCGATCAACGATCACGTCACCCATGTAGGGGCTGACGATCTTCTCCAGGAACCACATCAGCCGGGTCTGGCTGAGTCGATCCTCCAGGGTGGCGACCATCTTCATTGGACCCTTGGCGTCCACGATCGGGGTCACGATGATCGGGCTGCCCCCCCTCCATGCGGGCATGAAGGCAGGCAGGTTCATCCCCTGCGTGTTGATCTTCCCCGCGGAGCGCGGCGAGCGCGCCATCACCGCCCCCTTGGATAAGGCACGTCGTGCGGATAGGACCGCGTGCCGTCGCGCGGTGACCAGATCACGTCTTGGCCCTGCATGATGTTCGCCTCGAAGGCAGCGTTGGGCGAGTACATGTCGATGTTGTAAGCGGTCGGAACGCGAGCGTAGGCGTCGGCGTCGTCCGGGTCGGTCGTCGGATCGAGTGGGTAGCCGTCGCTGTCGACCAGCGGGGCCGACAGCATGACGTCCCCGTTCATGATCGCCTGAAGCTCGATGTCGGACTCCTGGATCAGCCAGAGACCGTACTGATGCAGGGCGCTGTCTTCTGACGCCATCGTGGCAGCCAGGATGATCTGACCCGCCGCTCGCTTGGCGTTGATCCCCTTGAGCAGCTTGACCTGATGCGGGGGCAGCGAATCAACACCCTCGACGTCGAAGGGGGTGACGTACCTGAACCCGAGACGAGCATCGATGTGATCAGCAGCGGACTCGATGTAGCTGCTGATCGAGACTTCCGGAGGAAGGCGGGTCGAAAGCTGTCCGAGCGGGAGGTCACCGGGAACGCAGTACGCCATGGTCAGTACCTTAGCTTGATCTGTCCGGCGAGCCCGTTGAGGGCCGGTCCCTTGAATACCTTGTAGTAGCTCTGGAGAAGCTCCGGCGTGTAGATCCCGATGCCGCGGGTTCCGCCGTCGGCGATCGATGACAGCACATCAACAGGGATCGACTCCCACCCGGATGCGTCGGCGCCACCGAACTGGCTCGTGGACGCCCAGGTGAGGCCGTTGCCGCCAGGGGTGGTGGCGGGCTTGGTGTTGTAGCCGTGTGGGTAGAAGAACACCGTGCCGGTGAAGCCCTCCACCCCACTGCGGACCATGAAGATCTCGCCCGAGAACGCGGGCCACCCGTGACCCAAGTTCCAAAGCCCATTGGTCCCGTAGAAGTACATGCCGTAGTGATTGCCCCACGGCGTCGTTGAGAACATCCCCATGCGGACGGTTCCGTCTTCGCGGTACGCGCCAGCAGTGAAGCCCCACGAATCCCCAAGAACACAGTTGATGATCTTCTCGGTCCCTGGCTGCGGCGGCGTCCACGCGGTCACCACCGCGCTGTCGGCGTATCCGGCGTTGTTGATCACGCGGACGAAAGCCTGGGCGAGGACGTCCCAGCCGCGACCAGCCATGTAGACGGTACGGAGTCCACCCGCGGTCCCGTACTCACTGTGCAAGGTCCAGGTGCCTTCGCCAGAGTTGCGATAGTAGACCCGCACGGCCGAGATGTCGCCGTAAGGGTTGCCCGGATCCGTCCACTGGATAATGAAGCGTTGGTTGGTCCGCTCCCAGGCGAAGTTAGAGATGCTGGCTGCACCCGGAAGGGCACTGATAGCGGAGACCGTCGGCACGGCCGTCCAGGCACTCACCTGGCCCCCGTTGTCAACCGTGCGAGCCTCCAGGGGCACCGAGACGCCGTGTGCGTAGCCGGTCCGCACCTGCGACAACCCGGCATAGTTCGTGGCATTGCGGGCCGTGTCGCCTGGCGCCTGAACCTCCACCCGGTTGTAGTCAGCCTCGACGTTCGCCGCGTAGGCCCAGCCGACCGTCACGGTGCCACCGTTGGCAGCGACGGACGTCAAGCTGATCGGCGCGGGAGGGGGTCCGTCTGCACGCCACGAGTTCGCGTAGGCACCGCTGCCACGAACCAAGGCTTCCTTGGCAACTACGTACACTCCGGCCTCGCGCCGCAAGACGGCACTGAAGTTCAAGGCTGTGTAGACACCAGCGGTGCGCCTGTAGAGAGTCATGACTTAGTCAGTATCTTATGTACAAATCGCCGTCGACCCCGGTGGCGTTGTTGGGAGCCGCGGTCCCCGAACGGATGGTGGGCTGAACGACACCGTCCTTCACGAAGTTGATCCCCGTGGTGAGCGTCATCGCTGTCTGACTCATGGCGAGGATCGTCGCTGGCGTGCCTTCGAAGTCATAGCGGAAGATCAGATCACCCGCCTGACTCTTGACCCCCCAAGACTTGTTCGACCCCGCACCCTTGAGCGTCATCTGACCGCCGGAGTTCACCGCGTCCACGGCGGCGACCACCGGGGACGTGAGCGCGGCGATCATGTTGAGCCACTGCGTCCCGTCGTAGTACGTGAAGATCTTGGCCGTCGTCAGATAGGCGACCATGCCGTTCTCGCGGCTACCCGCGGGGATCGTGGCGTCGCGCTGCGTCGTGTCCGTGAAGCGCATGACCAACCGCTTCTCCATGTACTGGACATGGGTGAGCATGTTCGCCGGGATCGTCGGCGCGTCAGCAGTCGTCGGGACCGGTACCGCTTGCAGTGCTGAGGTTGTCGGCATCGTCTTCCTCCACAAGACAGAGCGGCCCCGGCCCCGCTACCGGGGCGCGGGGCCGCTCTAGTTCGTTGACTCGTCAGGTGACGACGTTGACGCCCGGCTGATGCGTGGAGGTCGAACGGGGCGGGATCTTCCCATCCTTGTTCTTGGCCTCTTCGGTCTTGGCGCGGTCAGCCTCGGCTCGCTCATTGTCGACGCCGAGCTTGGTGCTCTTGCGCTCAGTCAGAGCGGACTCGCTCACCCAATCTTCGAACGGCTGAGGCTCGTCCACCTCGACGACGCATCCAAGCTCGTTCTCCTTGACCCGCTCGATGATCTCGATTTCGGCCTCGGCGGCTTCCTTCTCTTCGTCCTTGAGGTCGCCGGTACCGGACGTGGGCTCTCCCCACGGCTCAGCGTCAGCCACGTTGGCGTAGATCGGGTCGACGCCGACGAAGCCCTCGTCCTGCAACTCTTCCTTGGACTTCGGCTCTTCGGGCTCCGCCGCCTTCGCTGCCGCCTTGGGCGCAGCCTTGTGCTGCGGCTGGTGAGCCGGTTCGTTCTCAGCCATCAGAACTCCTTAAGCGATCGGCACCATGGTGAAGGTGTAGTTCATGTAGGGGAAGACGGGGAAGGCCTTGACGCCCGTGCCTCGATCCGTGCCCCACGGATCCTCAGTCTCGCGCTCCCACTCGTAGAAGCCCGCCTGCCAGTTGCCCTCGGGGTGGGGGCTGGTCAGCGTCTTGCCAAAGCCGAGACCGTCGCCGTCTTCCAGATCGGTGATCTGCGTCTCGTCCGGCAGGAACAGGATCTTGTTCTGCGGGAAGAACCGGTTGTTGGTGGTCGTGGTGCCACCGATGGGCCGGGTCCGGTACACCGAGTCGTAGGCGGTGAACTTGACGCCGGTCGCGGTCTCCACGACGCGGCGAGCCGCCTCGTTGTCCCAGCCGGGGAGCACGTAGTCCAGGTCGATCGGGCTGGACGGGGTGCCGCCGACGACGAGACCAGTCCGGGCGATGAACTTGTCGCTGTTGATCATCGCATTGATGATCTTCTGCGAACAGATCGCCCGAGAGATCTTGATCCCGTGCATGACGTCCATGTACTCGACGACGTACTTGACGTCACCGATCGGATCGGACGTGGCGCCCGTCCACACGCCGCCCGCCGGAGCCTGATCGTGCTGAGCGGGCGGACGAACGTAGTCAACGACGAACTTGATGTTCGAGCCGCTGTAGGAGATGCCAGCGGTCGACAGGGCCGTCATGATCAGCCACTCGATCCGGTTGTCGATGCGACGGCGACGAGCAACATCGTCGGTGGCGAACTTGCGCCGCATGTCTTCGAGTGCCGAACCGACCGTCAGCGGGAGACGAAGGCCATTCACTCCACCCAGGCGGGCGTCGATGAGAGCCTGCTCCCGGTAGCGAGCAACGTCGCTGGCGGTGTAGTGGTCCTTCTGCGCCCAGTCGAGCAAGGCTGCCCGACCGGTCCCGCCGAAGAGCGTGTCCTTCTGTGCCAGTTCCGACTCGGCATCCTCTGCGCGAGCCGGGGCCAGACCAGTCACGGTCGGCTTGGCATAGTCGAAGATCACATCGTCAGATGCGACCTCGCGCCAGGGAGCGATGGTCAGACCGATGTGGCCTTGCGGCGGCTCGATCGCTCGGATGGTCGCCAGGGCGACCTCCTTGCGGATGAGGCGATCCTGGGTTGGATATGCCATGACTCAGTTACCTCACTTGAAGAGCAGGTTAAGATTGGGGGCACCCAGCATGGTTGTCACCAGGCCACCGGTCAGGGCGATCGGCGCACCGGCAGCGTTGTACTCGAAGCACCATGCCTGGACGACGGCCCCTTCGTACGCCACGGAGACGTCAGCATCGCGCTCCAGAAGCTCCCAAGGGAGGAAGGTGTCCAGGATGCCGACGATGTTGCCGACCGTCTGGCGACCATCGGTCGGCGTCGTCGCCTGGTAGACACCGACCTTGTTCAGGTCGTTGCCCGCGGCTGCCGTCGCCTTGGCGATGACCGTTCCCGGCTGCACCACCTTCTGGACGTCGCCGTCGATCGTGACGCTGGGAACCATGTTCTTGCCGAACGTGTAGCTCTCGTACTTGACGTCCTGCGTCGAGCGGAGGTATTGGTTCTTCCCGAACGGCGTGCGGGTCGTATCGGTCTTGGCGAAGTGGGCCATGTCAGACGCTCCTTACTTGGTGCCGTTGAGAGCGGCCTGGACGAGAGCCCACTGCGGGGTCTTCTCGATGAACTCCTGCGGGCGGTTCGCACGTCGGAACTGCTGGATGACTTCCTTGGCGATCGCCAGTTCGTCCGCCGTGTCCTGAGCGTGGAAGACGGCCGGGTCGGTCGTCGTGTCGTGCTTCGCGAGCAGGTTGTGAGCGGGCATCCCGTCGTACATCGTGCGGAACGCTTCGAACTGCGTGTCGCTGAGCGACTGAGCGTGATTCTTGAACTGCTCAGCCTGGGGGCCAAGGATCTTGCCCTGCGTCACGAGGTCGTCCACGAAGGAATCCCGGATCGTGGAGCGCATGTCGCTGCGGAACTTCTCCAGAGCATCGATGTGCGCCTGAGCAGCAACCGGATCGGAGATCTCGGCTCCGTTCACCCGGAAGGTCTGCACGGCCGGACGCTGGTGGGCGTCGACCTTCGCCTCGACGGGATCGGGCTCGACGGGATCGGGCTCAACGGGATCCGGCTCAACGGGATCCGGCTCAACGGGCGTCTCGGTTGCTGCCTTCACGGCCATGTCATCATCTCCTGAAGCTCGCTGGTGGAGTCCTTCCACGGCGGGAATGTCCACGAACGCAAGTCCCTGGACAACATCATCGTACAACACTTCGTCGTTTGTCTCGTATTGCCCGATTTCGAGCGACACGTTGCGAAGGTGCCCCGCTCCGTACTCTTCATAAGCGGAACGCTTCGTGAACATGATGTCCGCCAGGAGGAACTGGCCGTCGAAGTGCAACTCGTGGAAGTAGCCGACGACGTCCCGCATCGAGGACGTGTGATCGATCCGGACTGGGACGTCCGGGAAGACTCGCGTCCGACGCAAGGTGTTGAAGTTGTCAACGGCCCGTTGGAGGCGTTCCGCCGTCCACTCGTTCCGCTGGCCGCGGCTGTTCTTGAACGCTCCGCACTTGAAGACCTTGAGACCTCGGACAATCAGGTCCGTGCCGTCGCTCGCCGTCGGAGCGTCAAGCACGCTCGTCAAGCTGTACGTCTCCAAGGTGGCAGTGGTCATCGGGATGAGAATCTAGTCAGCGAGAAGGGCAAACGCCAGGATTGATCAGCGCCGACGTCGGGGTCGAGCATCGGCATCCTGGTTGACAAGACGACCGATCAGGGTCGACGCTCCGTTGATCCGCAACCAGACCCGCGGCTGCTCAGTGAGAGCAGAATCGGGTGGCCGCACCTGAGCGAACCGGTCCGTCCCGACCGTCTGAAGGAAGGCGGGCTTCCAGGCCGGGAAATCCTCGCCCAAGCCGATCTCGATGACGCCAAGCTCGGGGCCAGAGTACGGGACCCTGATCCACCCGTCCTGGTAGATGGCACGCATCAAGGAGTCCCCATCACGGTCAGCACCGATGGCCGACGAATGATGTCTTCGTCGGCCGTCCTGATCAGGACGAAGACCTGATAGTCACCGACGGCGGCGGGCACGATGTCGCCGCCTCGCGGCCCGAACAACGTCACCACATCCGGACCATCCTCATCCAGGACGACCGAAGTGAACTCGCCAAGGCCCGTGCCGCTTGGATCAGGCACGTCGTTCGGGTTGTCACGCAGAGCGACACCCACAGCCGAGATGTCGGCGATCGTGCCACTGTTGATCGTCAGGGCGTTCCGGCGGTACTCGGTCGCCGTGATCCAGATGTCCGAATCAGCCATGGGACTTCCTCTCACTCATGCGACGGCGGCCACAATAACAGCCGTCTCGGCACGAAGCTCGTGTACAACCATCGGTGGATCGCTGAAGTCCCCGACGAGGATCGGCGTAGCAAAGCCCTCGACGCCGACCGGCGGGTTCGCCACCATGTCATCAACTTCGAACTGTTCGATGGAGCGAAGCTCACCCACGAGGGTCGGCGTAGTGAAGCCCGCCACGCCGAACGGCGGGGTCGCCAGCATCTCCCCCACTTCGAACTGTTCGACGGAGCGAAGCTCGCCCACAGTGACGTCCAGGTCGACAACCTGGACTCTGAAGAAGACAGCACCGCCGCCGAAGAGCCCAACGCCCTGCGCCGACATCGCGTGTCGTTGGGTGAGGCCAAGGTCGGCCGACCCGTCGAACTGCCCGACGCCGGAAGCCGACATCGCGTGTTGTTGAATGATGCCAAGGGCGACCGACCCGTCGAACTGCCCGACGCCGGAAGCCGCGGCCTGGACAACGGCGACGATCGTCGCTTCACCGTCGAACTGCCCGATACCAGAAGCAGCCAACGAAGAAGAACCCGGCAGCCCAGCATCCCCTCCGAACTGGTTCGACCCCGAACCGGTCAACGCGTGATCGACAGCCAGCGCCTCTTGACCATCGAACTGCCCGAGACCAGAAGCGGTCACCACCAGATCGGCGATCACCGCCGCTTCGCCATCGAACTGCCCGAGACCAGCGGCAGCGAGCGTCACGGAGCCAGGCAGCGTGACATCGCCTTCGAACTGGCCCGATCCAGAAGCGGACAACTGATGAAGGGTCGCAACCGCGGATTCCAGGAAGCGAGGCGTCGAGTCTTCCTGGAGTCGATCTATCCCAGATTCAAGATATCTGCTCACCTACATCCCCCTCAGCCTGACGTGTAGGGCAGGTCGCCGCAACGGAAGTTGTCGAGTCCGCCTGTCACGGTGGCAAACCCGAGCATCCCCGGTCGACCGGTAGCGATCGACGAATCGGTGACGGTGTGTATCAACGCCCCGTCGATGTAGATCCGCAGGGTCGTGCCTTCTGCTTCCATCCGGCACTTGAAGTTCGGGATGGAGGGGGCAAGGACCGACGTCAAGGAGAAGGTGCTGTAGGAGCCTCCGGCCCGCTTGGCAATGGAGATGTAGTCAGAACCGCCAAAAGAGCGCCACAGGTAGTAGAAGTCACCAGTGGCGCTGTTGACGCGGATGCAGGGAGTGACGATCGCCGACGAGTCAAATGCAATCACGTCGAACTCGACCCACTGGTCGGCCGAGAACGTCTGGTTGTAATAGGAGATGGTCGGGTCAAGAGTTCCGCCGCCCACCTTGTTCCCGCTGATGGAGTGCGTACCTTCCATCCCCACCCACGGCGACGTGAGGGCGCCGTTGGCCCGGTTGAAGTCATCAGTGTAGAGAGCCCCACCGGCCGCCGGGGTTGTCGACAGCACGTTGGAAGCGGTGCCGGTCCCGATGGAGTTGATCGCGGAGACTCGGAAATGTTGAATGGTGCCGTTCGTCAACCCGGTGACGGTGTAAGTGAGCACCACGCCGAGAGTGGCAGCCGTAGTCCAACTCGACGTGCCGTTCGGTGATTTCTCGACCAAGTAGCCGGTGATTGCGCTTCCGCCGTTGCTCGACGGTGCGGTCCACGTCAACGCAGCGGTGGTGTTGCCCGGCGTCGCACTGACCAAGGTCGGGGCACTCGGGGCGGTCAACGCCACCGGGGTCGCCGTCAGCGAGTTCGACACCGCACCGGCTCCGGCGCTGTTCACGGCCGACACCCTGAAGTCGTAAGCCGTGCCGCTAGTGAGGCCGGTGACAGTGATCCCCAGCGCCGTCGAAGCGGCGTGCGAGAACGGCGTCCACGTACCGGCGGGGCTCAAGCGGTACTCGACCACGTAGTCACTGATCGCACTGCCGTTGAGGGCCGTCGGCGCCGTCCAAACCAGGGCGACCTGGCCGGTGCCCGGTGTTGCCGTGGAGAGCGTCGGGGCGCTGGGCACCAACGCCAGGTTCGGGATGCCGATCGTGAAGGCGACCCACGGGCGTGTCGTGGGGTTGTTGGTGAACGTGCCGGGATTCTCAGAAGTGGTATCACCAGTCTTGCTGCCGACGCCCAACGCCACGGATGTCGTAGAAGACGCCGACACGTTGCGGTACACCTCGGTGTAGCCGGACGGCACGGACGTGATCACGCTGGAGTTCGTCAAGTCGACGGCCTCGGCGGCAAGCCACAGCCAGGCCCGCGCTACGGCGGGGTTGAGGTTCGGGGGGTCGCCGTTGCCGGTAGCCGCAGTCGCGTCGGCCACAACAATCTCGGAGATCGCCGTCACGGTGTGTATGGCGATGCGCCCGGTCCAGGCCAAGTAGTCCTGCGACGGGCCGGTGATCGTCAGGTTGTCGGTGGCGGTGCCGTCGGCGATGCGCCCGAAGGCAGAGAGACGCACCACGTTGGTACCCTGCAACTGCGTGCGGATCTCGGTCCAACCGGTCGAAGGTGCGTGCGTACCCGCTGAACCGTTCAGATCGCTGGCGGCGATGGCGATCAGCAAGTTCCCGGCCGCGATGCCGGTCGGCATGCTGATGACCTGAGTGCCCATCGACGTGCCGAACTCGCTGTTCTGCGCCGCGACGACGGGGTACGTCACGTTCGGCGTCGCCGAAGCCGTAGTGGAGTACGAGCCCGCGCCAGCGAGGTTGACGGCGGCGACTTGGAAGTCGTAACCGGTGCCATTGGTGAGCCCGGTGACCGTGATTGCCGTGGCCGTAGAGGCGGCGTGCGAGAACGTGTTCCACGCTCCGGGGCCAGCGGTGGTGCGCCACTGCACCGTGTAGTCGGTGATCGCTGCGCCACCGTTGCTGGCTGGGGCCGTCCAGGTGAGAGCGGCCGTGGCGACCCCAGCGGTAGCGCCAAGACCGGTCGGCGCACCAGGCACCGTGAGCGGAGTAGCACTCATCACGTTCGATGCAGTACCGGTGCCGATGGTGTTGACGGCGGACACTCTGAAGTACTGGATGGTGCCGTTGGTCAGGCCGGTGACGGTGTAGCTCGGTGTGGTCGAGACGGACTCAGTGACGACGGTCCAACCCGAAGTGCCGTCGGCGGACTTCTCAATGACGTAGTCAGTGATGGCTGAGCCGCCCGTGCTTCCTGCCGTCCAGGCGAGAGCGACCTGAAGGTTGCCCGCCGTCGCCGTGTTGAGCGTCGGCGCACCAGGCACCGTGATGGCAATCGGGGTCGCCGTCACCGGAGACGTGTAAGCACCTGTGCCGGTGGCGTTGATCGCCGCCACCTGGAAGTCGTAGCTGGTGGCGTTGGTGAGTCCGGTAACGGTCGAGGTGGTCGCCGTGGAGCCGTGAGTGAACGTGTTCCACGATCCTGGTCCGGCGGTAGTGCGCCACTGCACCGAATAGTTGGTGAGGCCGGTGCCAACGACCACAGGAGCGGTCCACGTCAAGGTGACCTGTCCGTTACCAGCAACAGCACCGAGTCCGGTGGGGACGCCAGGGACAACCAGATCGGGTGGCACGTACGAGTCGAACTCCGACAAAGCTGCGATGATCTTGCCTGCGACGAACTGGTCCCCGGCGTCATTGAAGTGAAGTCCGTCGTACACCCAACCGGCGTTGAACCCGGTGTTGCAATCGGCCAGCACGATCGGCGACAGAGCCGTCGTCTTTGTCGATGCCAGCGTGGCGAGCAGGCCGTTGAGCGTGGTGACCGCCGACCCGTATGCGCTGGCCGGGGCAAGCTGGCAGAGCACGAACCGGAGGTTCGACTTGGCGGCACGCAAGTTGTCGATGAGTGTGCCGATCCGGCCAGACACGTCCGCCGGGGCGTCACCGAGATCGTTGAGCCCGATGTACAAGATGGCGACATCGGGCTGGTAGTTGGTGACGTCCGCCGGAGCGGTGGCCCCCGCCTGGGTGACGGTCCACGAGTTGCGAGCGTGGTGGTCGACGTCCCACGTTCCCATTCCGGCGTAGCCGCCAAGGTTCCCTGACCCGTCAGCGACACCACACGACCAGTTCTGCCCCACGAACGACACCGGGAAGGCGGTGACGTTCTTGGCTTCGTAGACGTACTTGCGCCAGGTGGCGACAGCCGGGTAGTCGGGATGGTTGTACGGACCGGCCGTGATCGAGTCGCCGATGGCGAGCACCTGAAGCCGGGTATTGCCCAGGTCTTGAATCAGCAAGTCGTCGAACTCGAAGTACGACGAAGCGTCGCTATCTCCGCTGACGATCACCAGGGCCGCGCCACCGGAGGTCGCGCGCACGCTGTTCGTGGTCGACCCGTTGATCGACCACGTCTCTGGCTCTGAGGCCCACGGAACCGCCGCCCACACCTTGGTCCGACAATACGTGACTCCCGAACCCTCGATCACTTCGAGCGTGAACCGGTAGCGGGTGTTCGTCGCCCAGGTGATGGAGGCGGGAGCACCGACCGAAGCAACGTAAGCCCCGGCGTCGAACATCTGGATGTCGACAGAGTTCCCGGCGATATCAAGGTAGAGCGCAATCGACTTGTCGGCTACGCCAGCGTTCCAGGCGCCGTTATGGCGCACATGGAGCACCGGGTACTGCTCGGACAAGGTGTTGATGCGGAACTCGCCGGTCAGCCGAACATTGGCGATGTCCAGCCCGGTCGTGTGCGCCCGAGAGTAGGCGTAGCCAGCCGCCCCAGGGGCCAGGCGACCCCAGTTCGACTGGATGGTGCGCGTGCCCCCAGCGGTCGTCCAGGGGGCGGGCCAGGCGGTTCCCGTGGTCCCCGTGAACAACGTCGGCGTGATGTAGGACGGGGCCGACGTTGGCCCCGACCAAATCAAGGACGTGCCGCCGTACACCTTCTGAAGTTGCGTCACCCCCAACTTGATGTTGGTGGTGGAGTTGGTGCCGAGGCGGACCGATGGCATGGTCTAGACGATGAAGTAGAGGGTGTTGGCGTCCTTGGACCCGATGGCGTCGTATGCCACTTGGGTGCCGGTCCACAACCCGAGGGCGGTGCCCAGCACACTGCGTGCCCGGTCAACGAGCCCAGCCGGGGTGACCGCCACCGTTGTGAGCGTCTCAGCAGTCGCTTCCGCCGTGGTCGCCAGCCTCGTCTTGCCTGCCGCCGTAGTCGTCGCCGCTGTCACGATGTCAGTGACGTCAGAATCGACGCTCACGGCACCCGTGTCAGCCCGCAGCACGCCCGTCAGAGCGACAGGCAACGTCACGGTCCCAGTGAAGGTGGGGCTGGCGAGCGGAGCCTTCAGGTCGGCCACAGCCTTCAACTTGGCGGGGGTGATGATCGTCGTGTTGTCCGTGCCGGTGTTCACCTCAGCGGTCGTGGCGAGCTTCGCCTTGCCCGCCGCCGCCTCCGTTGCCGCCGCCACGATGTCGGTGACGTCGGCGTCGACAGTCACAACACCCGCGTCAGCCCGCAGCACGCCGGTCAGGGCAACCGGCATCGTGACGGAAGCAGTGAAGACGGGTGAGGTCAGAGTCTTGTTCGTCAAGGTTTGGGTATCGGTGGTCCCGACGATGGCGCCGGTCGGTCCGGCCATCGTGGCCGCAGTACCAAGACCGGACACGTCCGTGTTGGCGATCGCCAGCATCGTCTTGACGTTTGCCGCCGTCAGTTCTTCGGCGACGCCCGCACCGGCCGTCTGGCGCCCGATGATGCGCGCTGTGGCCGCCATCGTGACCCCGCCCGTCGGCAGCCCGGTGCAGCTTGTCAGCGTCCCCGACGAGGGAGTGCCCAACACCGGGGTGATGAACGTCGGCGAGGTAGCGCGCGCTACGGCACCGGTCCCGGTGTTGGCAGTCACGGCGGTGCCAGCAATCGAGAAGGCGTTGCCGGTGCCAGCGGTGTCGAACGTCTTGTTGGTCAGCGTGTCGGTCGTCGCCTTGCCCACCAGGGTGTCGGCCGTCGCCGGAAGGGTGACCGTGTAGTCAGAACCGATCGTGGAGGTGCAGGCCAGGCTGACCTTGTTGGTGCCGTTGGTGGTGCCCTCGTGCAGCGCGATCCTGGTCCCCAGCGACGAAGTCGGCGGGGTGTAGAAGTTCGACAGCGTTGACGACGACGCAACGCCGTTGGCGACCAAGAAGACGACCATCTCAGCCAAGGTCATCCGCTTGTTCGTACCGGTCTCCGCCATCGACGTGTCGGAGACGTCGAGCGTCTCCAGAAGGTCGGTCGTAGCGGCGGTGACGCCGTCGAGCAGTGCCAGATCGGAGATCTTGCCGGGCATCGGTTCCCCTTAACTAGTCAAGACTCATCGTGAGCGCATCGATGGCGATCACGATGGAGTCTCCCGAGATGCCGTCCCGAGCCACGTCCGCCGTCCAGCGATAGAGCAAGGACCCAGCCGTCCCGGTGGCTGCCGTGACGAGCCCGAGGAACCCGATCGAAGGGGGATCGGCAGTGAAGGGTCCGAAGGTGAGGACCCCCGTATTCTTGGAGATCGCCGGATCGCCGGTCGGGGCGCTCCACGTCACCGGCTGGCGGGCGTACCCCGTCGTGGTCATCTCCGCCATCGTCGCCATCGTCGTGGCGTCCGTCGCGGCGGAGGTCAGGAGTGCAATCCACGTAGACCGAGCAGTCTGCGTCGCCCGTCCGTTGAGGGCATCGAGCGCGATCCCCGCGCCGATCGTAGTCGCTTCACCAGGCATCAGTGAGAAGTCCTTTCAGTCCCGGCATCATCAGGCGCACTCTAGCCTTGCACCCCTATCGGAGGTCCATCATTGAGTGCTCGTCTCGGAACACCGAGTTGACCTTGATGCGGTGAAATCGGAAGCATTCGCGACACCTGATGACCACCGTTCCCTCGGTGACCACAACATCCACCAGAGGCTTACCGCTCTTGGATGCCTTGATCTCTAGGAACGGAGCGCCCTGGAGGATGCCGACGCGAGCCAGCAGCGGCTTGCGTGAACAGGTGCAAACAAGACGTTGCGGCGCCTCAAGATTCTCGTCAACGAACTGTTCGCGGGGTCGAACCCCCGACGGTGTTCGAAGGTCCGTCAGCCGCGAGGCTTCCTCGATCCGGACGCCCCGATCGGTCCCGTTGATCTGTGGCTGCGTCATTGGTGGCCTTCACTTGTGCCTTCTGGTCGACTGTAAGAGCAGTGATCTGCTCCAGCGTCATGCCCAAGGCCACGCCAAGCTCTTCGATGTTGGGCTTGGCGTGGCCTTGCGTGATGAGCGCCGTGACCATGGCACGGATCGTCTCATCGTTGTCCTTCCCCATCGCCCGAGGCACCCACCTGCACGGCGGCGTGTTCGGAGAGAAGTTGAACGCCTTGATGCGCTCGCAGACGTACGGGTCGATGTACTCCTTGATGTCGTTGCCGAGAGCGTTGAGCGACCACAGCCACGTCTTGGTGTGCTGAACGCCGAGGTTCAGCGATCCGCGCTCACCCGAGCGCAGCAACAGCAGCGGCGTGAAGATGGAGAGCGAGATCTCTTCGTCCAGGCGAGAGAGGTACCGCTCGAAGTCGGCGCCACGCATCTGCGATTCCAAGTACTCGATGTCGTACTCGTACTCCCGAGCACCCGACGCCGAGTCGTCGCGGTCGCTGGGCAGGATCACGGAAGAACCGGAACGCAGGGCGAGGACGGCGTCCGCAGCAATCTGCTTCGACGTCATCCGCTTGTCATCGGCTCCGTCCACGCCGGGGACGGTGAACTCTTCGCCGCTGGGGTATCGCGCGATCGGCACCGGCTCCCCGAACCGCTCGAAGTAGCGATTCGAGTAGAGGTGGATGAGGTGCGAGAAGAACCAGGGAGCGAACGCCGACTTCAGCAGCTTGCGGCCGGTCATGTCGCCGTGTTCCCGAAGAACCGGATACCACAAGGTGTGCTCCGGCGGAATCGGGTAATCAAGTCCCAGCTTCGAGATGCCGTCGTAGACCCGCACCTTGGGGGTGATCTTGGAGGCGTACTCCGGCGGCGGCCGGTAGCTCGACGGCACTTCCTTCCAGTTGACAGTAGACTCGCCGGGATGCAGATCCTTCACCTTGGAGATGAAGATCCTGTCGTCGTTGGTGTTCTCCCACTCCAGCACCAGCGGCGCGTAGCCCGCCCAGTAGGCGGTCGAGAGGCCACGCACAAGCTGGGTCCAGATCAGCCGAAGGTTCTCTTCGACCACCTCCGCAGCCTTCTTGTCTTCGCTCTCGATGTGCCAGTCCATCTGATGGAGCATGAAGGTCATCAGGGACAGCGAGGCGTTGACCTGCGGGTGCCAGCGCATCTCGGAGTAGTCCAGCCACGTCAGGCGGGACAGGTCGAACATGAGGACCGGCGACTGGGCGCCGCTCATCGGTCCGAGGAACCAGTCCGGCTTGGCACCCTCGAAGGAGGGGCCGAGGGCAGGCGGATCGGCCTTGCGGAAGAACTGAGCGGTCTGCCGCGCCATGTCCCGTGTTCCGTTGGTCGTCATCGCGGCATTCTCCACGGTGAGGGTCCGACCCCTCTGGGCGGCATGGGGGCTCTTGGCATGGCGGTCATCGGACCTTGGCGTACTACGGCGTGGTGGCCCAACAGTTGAGCCGTAGGCGTAGTTCTATCAGGTACCCGGATCTCAGCTTCAGCATTGGAGACACGATCCTGGTAGGCGGCGCCGACGGCCGATCGCTTGTACTGCCTGGACCCCATCAGGACCGAACAGACGCAAGCTACGGCGTCGGCGAGATCCTTCGATCCGTCCTGTGGGTGGTCGATCTTGTTTTCACCCTCGACCAACTGGGAGATCTCACGGAACAGGATGTCGACAAGCTCCGGCTGGTCCCAACTCAACGCCACCTCGTAGGGAGGGATGGCGATGCGATCCTCGCTCATCGCGTCGTAGAGATCGAAGTACGGGAGCGTGGACTTGTCGGTCGAGAGGACGTCGGTGTGGATTCGCTTGCGTTCCACTTGTTGCCTGAAGTCCGTCGATTGGAAGCCATCGGTCGTCAGCTTGACGATGTTGAACCCGCGTCGCTCCTTGAGGTCGTAGATGATGCGCCGGATGTCGCCCAGGAAGATCTCCGTGCCGGGGGCGGCCTTGAAGCGCATCATCATGTCGATGCAGATGAACGGCTTGAGTTCGCCGTCGATGTCCACGACCTCGGGAACGTGGCCCATGGCGAGACCGAGAGCGTCGCCCTCGGCCGAGTAGGCGATGTCGACGTGGACTACCCGCTTCACCGAGTTGCGGCCCTTGAACCACGGAGCGATCTGGTTCTTGAAGTCCACTGGGCCTTCGGCGACATTGAACCGCCACAGCCAGTTCCTACGAGCCTCCTGGATCTTGCTGGGATCGTTGAACAGGGGGCTGCCCACCGCCGCCGGGCGACCAGCGAGGTCACGTAGCGACTTGAACGGCGAGTAGGCGAAGTCGTTGTAGTAGACGTTCGGGATCTCGATGATGTGGCTGGGGAAGCCCTGGAGTTCGGCCAGGATCTTCGTAGTGATCTGCATGCGATCGCAGTCGAACCAGAAGCTCTCGCGATTGCCGTCAGCATCCTTGAACTTGTCCCACCCGAAGCTGTCCCAGATCGACATCCGGGCGGCGTAGGAGTTCGGCTCGCCGGAGTAGCGCCGGTACATCTTGGCGGCGAACCCGGTCGCGGACTTCATCTGGCCGATCAGGAGGATGAACCCACGGTCACCGAAGCGGCTGGAGACGCGACCGCGGATCGTGTCGTAGCCGATCTCGACGTAACTCTTGTCCTTCGTCGACTTGTGCGAGTCGATCTCGTCCACGATCCCGCCCAGGATGTTGAACCCCTCGAAGGTCTTCTCGGACGAGTCGCCGGGGATGATCCAGATGTCCTTCGGGAACTTGAACAGCGAAGTGATCTTCGGGTCGTACTGGTAGTTGTCCTGGAACCACGGCGAGTAGTCGATGCGGGCCTTGATGTCGGAGTAGACGACGTTCCTGGCCTGGAGCCGAGACGTGCTCATCAGCATGAAGGCGATCCGCGTGCCGGACATCAACCCGTAGAAGTTCTGGGGGTCCCGGAGGCACAGCGCCCAGTGCGCCATGTACGGAATGACGATCGACGCCAGCGTCGTCTTGCCGATTCCGATCGCCCCGGTGAAGATCGCCTCCTGCACGAGAGCGATGCGGTCGGCGTTGACGTCCTCACCGAAGATGTCGATCAGGACGTCGTAGACCGCTTCTCGGATGGTGTGTTCGAGATCGAGGTACTTCGGCCCCAGGAACTCAGGTATTGAAGCTGGGCGCTGCTCGAAATCCTGGTGCCGGTGGAGCCACAAAACTTCCTCCGCCAGGCTCCACTGGCGGGGCGTCTTCATCGACATGCTGCGGCATCGTATCTGCCGGGACAATGCGAGCAAGGAAGTCTCTGGCCTCGTCGGGCGACAACTGCGAGATGTCGTGACCGGCGCGCTCAAGTTCCTTCATCATCCCGGCTGCCAACTCCTGCGGCGTGGCGTTGCCCAGTTCGGCAGAACCGGCAGCGACCGCCCGCACCCGCTGGTTGCCGCCGCGGCCAGCGGCGACACCCAGGAACGGATCCACGAGGCGAGCCAGCGTAACGCCCTGGTCGAACGTGTGGGCCAGCATCCGGGTCACCTCGGGGGAGAATCGCTGCTCGTCCGGGTTGTTCTGGTTGCGAGCCTTCTCGGCCTTCAGCGCATCGTGAGTGCGCTCGGTCTGAGCGCCCAGCAGGATGCCGAGTCCGTCGAGAATCGACTGGGCGTTGCGACTCTTGAAGTTCTTCGCCAGCGTGGCGGCTTCGGTGTCTTCCACGACGCAGATTGCTCCTGGCTTGCTGTACGGGCATCGGTGCGAGATCGAGCATAGATCGCACAACCACTTGTCCGTCATCATGTTGGTCCGCGGGCGGTACTTCAGGTCGAGCGGGATCCAGGACGAATCCGGATCGTTCACGTCGACCTCGGACTCGTCAGCGATCCGCATCGACCAGACCTGCTCGTAGTTGGCGAATGCCCACTTCATCGACCGCAGGTTGAAGGTGTACATGCGCCTGGACTTGCGCGTGCGGTCCGGCTGCTCGAAGATCTCGCGGGCGCGCATCCCGATGAGGCGCGCCCACGTCTCATGGTCCCGCGACGTCTTGTAGGCGCCGTACGAGAGCGTCTTGCCGTTCGCCAGCAGCAGGTCGGGCTGGTCGTCCCTCCAGGCGATCGTCACCGGGTGATCGAAGCTGTCGATGCCGACACCGAGTGTGCGGGCCAGTGTCTTCTGGCCGTTGGAGTGGAAGATGATCTCCGGGTGCTCCCGCTTGGCCTCAACGAGATCGCGGAAGACGTTCTCCCACTGGATCGAGGCGCCGGGGAAGTTGCAAATGACGACCCGCTGCTCCTGGCCCTCCACCACCCGGAACGGCTCGGAGGTGCCGGTGAACTGGCCGACCACGGTGCCGGGCTTCGGGTAGCGGTCCAGGATCTTGTTCAACTTGGCAGTGCTGTTGTGCGCCGACCACATCGGGAACACACCAGCCGGTGCGCTCCAGCCCTTCTCGTTCGTGAACATCAGGGCGATGTCCTCGTGGTAGTCGATCAGGATCACCCGCCACGGGAAGTTGCGGCCCAGTTGCTCCAGGTGCTTCTGCGGCGAGATCGCCATGTTGGGCTTGAACTGATACGTCTTCTGGTGAAAGACGAAGTCGTAGATGCCCTCTTCGAGGCAGATGTCCAGTCGCGGACCGGGGTTGAACACCCACATCTCACGCTTGGGACCCCAAACGGAGACGCTGTCCGGCCTCGTCAAGCTAGGCATCGGCATCCAGGGGTGCGTAGAAGAGCCACTCGTGCTTGTCGGCGTACTCTGGCGAGTATTCAGGCAAGATGTACGAGTCGGACTGCCCCGATCGGTTCCAGAAGTACACATGGACGAACGTGCCGTCGGCAACGAGTGCTTCATACGCCCGCTGGCGACGCTCGGGTGACGTCCGGTGCCTGGGCTTCGAAAACGCCCACGCCCGTTCCTCGCCGTTCGGCCATCTGCCGCGTCGCTGGAAGAACGAGTAGTGGAACCCGTAGACGATGGATTCGATCTCGTCGTCGGGGAATGGCGTCGGGTACGCGCCCGGAACGTGAGGGAGCGGTTCCGGCGGCGACACGAACTCCCGACCCTTGTCGGTCGCCACGTAGAACCGACACGTCCGGTTGTTGCTGGTGGAGCCGTAGTCGAACTCCAGGAACCCCCGATCCAAGAGGTGCTTGACCACTTCCGCCTTGTTGCTGGTCATCTTCTTGTAGGAGGACATCTGGTTCACGGACCCGCCGGTCGGCCACTCGCCAGATCGATCGAAGTAATTGATGATCCCGCAGAGAAGCCTTCTGACGTCATTCGTGACGCTCTTATCTAGCACTGGCATAGAACGATTCCTTTGGGAAGATCTTCCCGTGGTGAGAAGCGTACTGTCTCCAGTAGCCCTCTTGGTCTGTTGCAACAAGAATCTTGGACGTCTTGGTACCCGCTTTCAAAGTCAGTTCGGACACCTGATGGTCGGAGAACAAGTTGTCGAGGGAGGACATTCGCGCCCAGTCGGTTGCGTCTCGCCAGAACCGGTTCCTTCCCAGTTCCCAGCGCGACGGCCACTCGCCGGTCCTGTCGTAGAACTTGTGAAGATACTCCAGGATCCTGGTCTTCAAATCCTTCGACTCGGTAGCCTTGGCGGCCTGTCGGAATCGAGCGAAGCACTTCTCAACGTAGTCCCGCATGAATCGGAGCACGATCTCGAAGTGTCGACGCTCGACCACCAGGGCGCCCTCGTTGACCGCCAGCAGGAAGGCCAGGCGACATGATTGGTGCTTCATCCTGGAGAGAAGCGCCATCCCTTCCATCTGTTCCAGATCGCCGAGACGCCTCCAGTATTCGTGATTCTTCAAGTAGAGACCAACGTCCGGCTCCCAGGGCACGTGGGTTCCCACCGGATTGCCGCGGATCCATCGCCAGGTCGCATCCCAGATCTTGGCGTAACCCGGCACACCCTTGTTCCAGTCGATGGTCGGGTCCTCCTTCGCCGGGCTCTGACCGAACACTGGAATGATCCGGTTCATGAAGCCGGACACCATGTCCTTCTCTTCGAACTGCGTGCGGATCGTCTCCGTCTGGGTCAACATGACAGCACTGAAGAAAGCGTCGTGGACGACATGAGACCCGTTGGAGATCGAGAAGTCACGATCGACAATCTCCGGCCCCGTCTCCTGTTTGGCGAAGTCCACGAACTTCATGAATCGCTGCTTGTTGTGCTCGTTCCCCGGACGCTTGTTCTTGGAGGCCAGGACAGCGAACTCGTCTTCCTCCAGGAGGGCGGTCACCGGAGTCTCGATCTTCTTGAGAGGATCACTCGGATCTTCGATATCGTGACGCATCAGCCGCAGGAATGCCTCGGCCGATCCAGGCGTGTTGAACACCCTGATTCCAGTCCCGTCGGCTGGGTCCCATCTGGAGCCAACGGAGGACTCGAACATCTTGGTCATCCGCTGCTTGGCTAGTGACTTCCCGCAGCCGGTCGGGCCGATCAACAACATCATGAAGGCACCGTTGGTGATCCCCCTGTTGGTGACGGGTTGGAGGTGGTGCCCGCACGCCAGTCCGAGAGCCTGGAACCCCAACATGATGAAGTATTCCGGGGGAACGGTGTACATGTCCTGAAGGTTGTGCTTCATCCACTGGGCGAGGAAGGTCTCAGGGCGAAGCCCCAGATCTCGCCAGTCGTAGGACGGCAGCACGCCCTCGTAGTCAAGGGGGTCTTCGTCTCGTGGGTCAAAATCGTCAGGGTCGATGGCAGCCAGTGCGGGGCTCGGCGGGCCGGACGGCGGCTCGTTGTCCGGCGCCGCCGGGATCTCTGGTTCTGGCGCCACCTGGACAGCGTCGGGATCCTCGTCGGGTTCCGGTTCCGGCGGGTCCACTGGCACTGGCTGCGGAGGCTCGGTGTCGAGTCCCAGTTCCGCGGCCATCTCCTGGATCACCGACCGGAACGTCTCGGAGTCCCGCAGATCGCTCTGCGTCATCCCGTGCTTGGCGGCGGCGTAGAAGACGATCTGGTCGCCGCCCTCCTGGCAGGCGCCGCAGAACCATGTGTCCTTGGCGGTGTTGATCCAGGCCGACGGGTTGTTGTCGGGGTGATTCGGGAAGGGGCAGCGGACGTGGATGCCCTCAGTGCGGTTGCCGATCTTCAGGTTGGGCTGCGGCTTCCCCCAGTTGGCGACCGCCGTGATGATCCGGCATGCCGCCTTGACCATCCCCACCACGTCGGGCCGGTCATCGAAGCCCTCGATCGGTTCGGGGATGTCGTGGGCGAGTTCGGGGGCGACCGCTGGAAGCGGGGCGACTCCGTGGCTCGCTTCAGTAGGACCCTGAGCCTTCAATTCCTCTAGTCGCGTCGCGGCCATGTTCTTGAGCCCGAGTCGCTGGAAGGCGTTGATCTCCCCGTCGGGGTCGATCACTCTCCCCCGGTGAGACACCTTGTCCGGTGTCTCCTGGTTCCCGTAGAGGGTGGTCAGCCATTGCTCGACCTCTTGCAATTCTTGGGCATCGGCCACTTCACTTCTTTCCAAGGCTCTGGGCCAGTACTCGCAGTGCCCCCAGACTGGAGACCTTCTTGAAGTCCCACAGCGGTGTCGTTGCGGCTTCTGGATCGATCGAATAAGTACGGATGCCCGCTTCGTGATGCCACCCGAACGGCAGCCGGATCAAGTTGCCCAGACTCTTTCCATCCAACGTGTCCTGCTTCGGGAAGACCTCGATGGTCAACTCGTTCAGGCCACCAAAATCGAAGAACATGTCGTTGCGCTTGCGCGCCCCGATCTCCTTCAACAGTCCGATGCCAGCGTTGCGCGCGTCGGCCGCGAGTTGCGGCTCGGCGAACGGAACGAGGACGTGTGCGCCGCCACCCGTGATGACGGTCAGCGAGTTCATCCCCCACTGCTTCTTCACCGCCCGCTCGATGAGGCGCACTGTCTCCAAGAGCACGATGCGCGCCCAGCGGTGAGGTTCGGCGGTGGGGACATGGAGCGACGACTCTAGATCGCCCTCCGCGACGTCCAGATCGAACCCGTACTGCTGTTCTTCGAGAGCGAGGATCTGCTCGATGTCGTAGCACTTCCAGTACTTGGAGTGCTTCGCAAGATCAAGATCGAACGCCAGGAAGCTGACCGTGCTGTCCGGGGCGAGCAGGTACGTCCCGAGGCAATGCTGGCCGGTCAGGTGCTCCGCGAAGTCACCCATGGTGTACTTCTCGGGGACCGACGTCCAGTGCCAGACGTTCTTGTGGTCGGGGCGGTAGATCGCCTTGGCGTCGCGGCGGCTGATGAACAACTGCCCGAGTAGCGAAGCGCCTTCGCGCACCATCTCCTGGTGGGAAGTGCGCGACGTGGGCGCGGTCTCTGATTGAGCCGTCAAGTTCTTCTCCTGTGTGGTGCGTCGGTGTGCTTGCTCGACCGCCAGGGAGGCGGTGTCGTCAGGGAACCCGAACCCTACTCGGTCCAGTACTCCCCGTCAACTGGGTACTCCGTGTCGAACAGGTGGCGGAAGACGGAACGGCCGGGAGGGGGTGGAGCCCTCCCGGCCGTTCGCGTTCCAGTGGGTCCGGCCCTACACCGAGCCCACCGCCCTTTTGACTCCAAGCACAGGAGATGACGCCACTCTACTGAGTGTCAGAGACGTTTGTCAACTCGTCTGAGTCGTCGTCCGGGTCGTCGTCTGGCGGCGGCGAAGATTTGGGCTCGTTCGACACCTCAAGACGCGCGTCGGTCAGGAGCTTGGTGACGAAGCTGTTGATGGTCATCCCGTTGGTTGCCGCTTCGGCGCGGATGTAGGCGTGGGTGGCGGCGTCCAGGCTCAAGCGCCTGACGAACTTCGCCTTCCACAGGATCTTCGTCACCTTCTGACGCTGCCGATAATTCTCCAGACGGGCCTCAAGCTCATCCAGGTTCTCAAGCGCCGAACTGTCGAGCCGGATCGACAACTGCACCTTCTTCACCGGCAGAGACGTCTCGGGACGAAGCGGTGTGACGTTCCCGGTCACCACGTTTGGTACATCGGGCGCGGCCCGGTTCGGGAAGTGCGGATTCGTCAGCCAGATGGACCCGCTCATGACTTGATCCCGGTGAGGAAGCGCCACGGCCAGTGGCACTGACAATCGCATCCAGCAACGGAATCCGAGAACAGCGGTCCGGAGACCCCTGGACCGGCTCCCCAACGGGGGCGCGCGCCCCATTCGGACGGCCTCTCGGTGAGGGGCTTACAACGCTCAAGTTCGGCCAGGACGGAGACGCAGTGAGGACATCTTCCGGGGCTTGCTTGGAAGCCTTGGATGGACCCTTGCAGAGGGGTTGAAGTGGGTGGTTTGACCATTATTGGTGCTCCTAATTGCCAGTGTGGTGGTCGGTCGACGACGTCACTGAGACCCAGCCACGTTCCCGGATGGGAGTCGTTGTTGCGTCTCGAATGTGCAGTCATTCGACCACAGAGTACACCAATTCTGGTTGCAGACGCCCGCTTCGACGTTGCCCGTCGTTGACCTCCTCCAACACGGTCCCCGAGCGGTGCATGGCGGCCACGGGGTGGAAATCTTGCAAATGGCCCGAATTGGGGCTCACTCGCTACTCCGTGTGAACTGTGCCATCCACGGCCAGGAGGGTCTCTCGCTACTCCTTGCTCAGTGGGCTGCCAGTCACCACTACGTACACCCAGACGGAAATGACAAAACCCCTGGTCAGAGCGTTTTGGGCAATATTGGTGTCGAAAAAGACGACGTCGGAGGCCGAAATTCAGAAAGAGGGTAGAGGTGGGGTGACTGGCAGCCCACTGAACAGAGAGTATAGAGAGAGTGTGTTTTGTGGGTGTTTAGCTGGGGTTTTACCTAGTGGGTACTCCTTGTTAGCTGTTTTGTCAATGGTGTCGAGTATTCCAGTCGAGGGGGAGTAGCTGTACTCATTGGTGAGGTCATTGACAAACTCTGTGATGCTCAACCCCAGTTGCCGGGGAGTACGGAGGGTTGGAGGGGTGTACCCCAGTGATCTCGGAGTACGGAGGGTATTTGAGGTCTCCAGCGATGGCCGCAAGAGAGCTTTTCCACTTGCCCCCAATTCGGACAATCCGCGCCCACCGGCTTGCAAGATTCGCGTGAATCGCTTGCAAGGTCGCGACGTCAATTCATGCCAAACGCGTGCCAGAAAGCGACGTCAATCCATGCCATGGATGACGTCAAACCCGCGCAATTCCGCGCAATTCGGCCCGAAAACGTGCCGATAATGCCAATTATCGGCACGCTTCTGCCCCGCGCCGCGTGCCCCGGAGCACGGCCCGATGACGGCCCGATGACGTGCCCGATGATGCCACGCGCGACGTGCTCGACGCGTCCCCCGCGGCACGTGCTCGACGTGCCCCGCGTGGCACGTTGCGCGACGTCGAGCACGGCCCCGCGCGACGTGCTCGACGTACGTGCTCGACGTGCTCGACGTACGTGCTGGCACGGCCCATAAAACCCCGCGCGCCGCGCGAGGCTACGACATCGCCGCGACCCGCGGCACGGCCCGGAGCACGTGCCAGCACGTGCGAATCGCGCTCCGGGGCCGTGCTCGACGTCGCGCAACGAACGGCCCGGAGCGGAAACTTTCGGCACGTGCTGGCACGTAGGGCACGTGCCAGCACGTCGAGCACGTCGAGCACGTGCCCAGCACGGCCCCGGAGCACGGCCCTACGTGCCCCTAGTGGCCGCGGGGGCCGTCCTAGGGGCACGTAGGGCACGTGCCAGCACGTCGAGCACGTAGGGCACGGCCCCGGCCCCGGAGCACGTAGCCGCGTGCTCGACGTCGAGCACGTCGAGCACGTCGCGACGTGCTGGCGCGCCAGCACGTCGAGCACGTCGAGCGCGAGCACGTAGCCGCGTGCTCGACGTCGAGCACGTCGCGGCGTGCCAGCACGTCGAGCACGTAGCCGCGTGCTCGACGTCGAGCACGTAGCACGGCCCTACGTGCTCGACGTACTGGCCGCGTGCTCGACGTAGGGGCACGTAGGGCCGTCCTAGGGGCACGTGCTCGACGTGCTGGCACGCGGAACGGCCCCGGAGCAGTCTGCTCCGGGGCCGGGGCCGTACACGCGGAACGGCCCCGGCCCCTACGTGCTCGACGTAGGGGCCGGGGCCGTAGTGGCCGCGGGTGTCAGTCGTCCGCGCGCTCGACGGCGACTGCCATCATCCGCGGGCCGTTCGCGACGTCATCGGCCGCGGCCCCCGCGTTGCGAACCAGGATGCACCCGCGCCAACCGTTCACGGTCGCGGCCGATCGGCCCCGGCCCGCGACGCTCGGGGCGTCAGTTGTCGGATCGCCACACGCGGACTGCGCGGCGCGGGTGGGCGTGTCGTACGTGCCCCGATTGCCAGTGGTCGCCGTGAACGTCGCCGTGCCATCCGCGGCGATGTTGGCGCGGACACGGCCCCGATGGGTCGCGATCGGGCCGCCGTCGATTCGGCCCGTGAGCTTCACGGCCCAGTAGGAACCGTCATACGCCGCGGGGAGCGAACGAACGGGGTTGCGACGCGTGCGCTCCGATCCCGCGGCCACCGGGGCCGGGGCCGCGGGGGCCGGGGCCGGAGCGATGATCGCCGCGACGTGCTCCGGGGCCGCGGGGCCGACCCGGTCCACGGCCGCGTGGACGATCGCCACCGGGTCGGCGACCGTGATACCGGCCGCGACGGCCCCGGCCCGGAGCGACGCGAGGCGCTCGGACAGGGACGTCAATTCGGCCGTGACTGCCGCGGCCGCGACGTCATGCTCGACGCGCTCGACGTTCCGCCGTTCCGCCGTCGCGGCGATCGCCGCGGCCAGGATGTCCGGATCGATCGTCGCGGCGATCGCCGCGACGTCGTCCGGGTGAATGTTGCTAGGTGTGATTGCCATGGGCAGAAGACTACTACGACTGACTACGACGTGACAACGTCGCGACTGCAGATAAACGACGACGGCCCCGGCCCCTACCGTCGAGCGGTAGGGGCCGGGGCCGTAGTGGCCGCGGCGTGTCAGTCGGGCACGTCACCGATGAGGTGCACGGCCGTATCCGCGGGGAGGACCGTGGACGTGCCATCCACCCAACAGAACGTGATGATTCCGGAACCGTCAATCGGGCCGGAATAGTGGGCCGATGCGATGAACCGTCGCGATCCGTCGGGCAGTACGACATTCATGCCGTTCTCTACGTAGAGAGCAGTCGTGGCAGTAGTGGTAGCAGTCATGCCAGAAGACTACGTCGACTGACTACGTTCTGACAACGTCGCGCCAGTAGTTAGGGGCCGGGGCCGTAGCTCGACGTCGCGCAACGAACGGCCCGCGCCAGTAGTAGGGGCACGTCGAGCACGTCGCGCCAGTAGTAGGGGCCGGGGCACGTCGAGCACGTCGAGCACCCGCGGCAGTAGTAGGGCCGGGGCACGTCGAGCACGTCGCGCCAGTAGTAGGGCCGGGGCACGTCGAGCACGCGGGGGCCGTGCTCGACGTCGAGCACGCGGGGGCCGTGCTCGACGTCGAGCACGTCGAGCACGTCGAGCACGTCGAGCACGTCGAGCACGTCGAGCACGTCGAGCACGTCGAGCACGTCGAGCACGT